GAACGCCCAGGGCGACCCGGAATCTCTGGCAAAGCTAAGGCAGGAGCAGGCAGGCACCGCAGAAGAAGCCTTCGTTTCGTCTGGTATCGCACTATTCAGCCAGAAGGCTATTGCGTTTGCTTCGTTTACGGTCGAGGAGCCAGCCGCCAAGGGTTTTCTCGATAAGGACCGCAACTTCCACGGCGTCGATCCGGAGACGGGCCGGTGTTACATCGACACGTGCGATGCAAACCACCGGGCGGACGATGACTCGCTGTGGATCTGGGAGTATCCGCTTCCCGGCAACGATTACTGCATTGGTGCCGACGTATCCCACGGGTTGGGCGGCAAGAACGACTTTCATGCGGCCTGCGTCAATCGGATCAATCGGTGGGGCGGGCCGGACGAACAGGTAGCCCGGTGGGTGCGCAACGATAAAGACCCCATCGAGTTCGCGAACGTCCTGGATCGCCTGGGGCGCTGGTACAACACGGCGCTGCTGTCGGTCGAGATGAACAACCCGGCGACCACGGCCAACGTGCTCCAGTTGAACATCCAGTACCCGAACCTGTACCGGATGAAGTCCGCGACTAGCGCCAGCCTCGTGACCAACCGGCTAGGCTGGCTGACGAACGAGGTAACCAAGGCCAACCTGTATCACAATCTCCGGAACAAGCTAGAAAACCGGATGATCGTCATCAAGGACAAGTTCTGCGTCGAGGAAATCAAGACGTTCCAGAAGGATCTGGAAAAGGCCAAGACTGGAGCCGCTCGTGGATTTAATGACGACATCGTGATGTCCGCAATGATCGCGTCGTACTGCTCGCACGATCTCGACTGGGACGAGGATGCGCAGGCGAACCAGAGCCGGGTGCCGCTGACGCTCGAATCCGCCCCGTGGATCTTCCTGTGCCACTCCTGCGAGCACCGCTGGCCCGCTAGCAAGCCTAGCGACTACATCCAGTGCCGCAAGTGCAAGTCCATGGTGATTTCGGCATCGAAGAACGAGAATCTGGAGCGCGGAAACCCCTATGTATCCGATTCAGCGTGGCAGACGAACGGGGAAATCTTTCCGGGGATGGAAGGGGATGCTGATCCGAACGAGGTGTGGGAGCGGATGCAGCGGGATCTGGAATCTTCGAGCGGGCCGGACTACGATTCTCTGTAGGCGGTTACCACTTCTCGCCCCTGCGGATCGCTATTTCAACCAGGATCCCCCTTAGATCATCTTGCTCGGATTCCGTCAGCCCCTCCATGGTCAACAGCTTCCAGTGTTTCAACTCAGCCAGGATCGCATCTACGATCTGCTCCGCCACTTCTCCAACCGTCTGCTTTGCCATTATCCCCTCCCGCTAAACTTGATCGTCGGTGAGTGCTCGTCGCACCATTTTCGGTTCGGTGGACCCTTGAAGGTGTTCTCGCAGCCTTCCTTCTGGCACTGCCCGCGTTTCCGGTTGCATACCCCTAGCCGCCTCTCGATAGCGTTCCTGCTTGCCTGCTGTGCTTGTTTGTTCATAATAAAGGCCAAGGCAGGCCCCGAAGGGCCTGCCGGGTTAGTGTTGCGGTTATCGACTACCAGTTCCAGTAGCCGAACGTATCGAGAATTACCTTTGCCGTGTATCCACCGGGATCGGTGATGCTGGTGAATACCTTGAGAGAGGCTGGCGGCAAATCGCTAGATTTCGCGGTGGCCCCATTCACCACGCCGAAAGTGCGAACTCCACTATCGTTGAGTGTCGAGGCGTTGGGCCTTGCACTATCAGCCCAGTCTCCGGGGAAGGCCGTCAGGAAGAATAGTTGAGCGCTGCTGCTGCTGGTAATGGCGGTGATGCCAGTCTGGAGCGCTGCCACGGAGTCTGGTATTCCCGTGTCGTTGTTGGTGAACGTGGCAATCTGGCGTGTTTCACCCGTGCTGAACGGCGTGGTGTTGTCGGTGTTGTAGGACACCGTTTCATCGGTGAGGAAATAGCTCAACCCCGTACCATCGGCTGGTCCGAAGTATCCATTCACGTCCACGATAGCCTCAAATGAAACTCCCGTAAGCAGGTTCAAGTAAAGGCTGAATTCACCGTTCGACGTGTTGAGTGGAACGATGGCGGCATTCGCCACGGTTGCCCCATCGAACGAGTTGGAGGTGGAGACGCCGGGTTGCGTTCCGCCCTGCGCCCACAGCGTAACGTAGGTAGCTGAACCGCTCCCGCCAACCGGATTCGTGAGCGTTACGTTGGCGCTGATCGCCGTGGCCCCGCTTGGGATTCCGCAGCGCCCCGTTGCCTGAATATCTATCGTGTCGGCGGGATAACCAGTCAGGGGGTAGGTGTGCCCCGATGGCCGACCGCCATGCGTGCCAGTAGTGTCACGAGTGTCCAGCAGCCTGCACGGAGCAACCGGGAAAAACCCGCTGGTGTTGGGTGAACCTCCCGTGGGTGTTTTCACCTTGAAGTAGCCGTTGATATCCAACAGCATATCGGTGTTGGTAGAACTGGTTTGCTTGAAACTGAGTTTCCCCACGTTCCCCGTGGTCGAGCCTAGCTTGAAAATTTGCCCAACCGACTCGGCTACTGGCTCGTTGCTGGATCCGTTGGTGTTATGCCTGAAAATGGACGCAACCGTCGAGGGTTCCGTATCGCCTGCGGGCCACACCTTCACGTCGGCATCGTCGGTACTGGTTACCCCCTTCAGTAGCGTGACGTTGGCGCTAACTGCCACCGCGCCACTCGGGAGGGCACCACACGGCACAGTAGTTTGTGACGGCGATGAGAGGGTCGAGGCGCTCAGCAAATCGATGTCGCGTCTGTTGTTTTGACTCAGCGACGGCGAACCGTAGTCCGTTGCGGTCTGGCGCGTATCAACGGAGCGGCACGGAGCAATCGGCACGAACTGGTATTGCGTGCGCCCGCAGTTGATGTCTGAGGATTGATATCCGGACAATGAGCAGACGTTTGGTACAGCGCTTGTTGGGCTATTGATTAAAGACTCCACGTTGTTGGAGATGACCGCCGTATTCGTGTGCGTTCCGTCAACAGTCGAAAAGTCGTTGTTTTCGATCTTGAAGGTTCCCGTTGGTGATGGCGTCATCCCTGACATATCGATCAGTACCACCTCGTAGCCAACGTCTCCAGATAGTGTCGAGGAGAGCGGGGGCGTGTTGGTCGAATCCCACGGTTTTGCGGACCCGTAGGTCGTATTTCCGGTAATATACACGTTCTCAAATGGATACGTTCCGTCACCGTTCGCCTTCAATGTGCTATGACCCATTACGAATGGGATTGCCTGATACATCGTTCCCTTGGACGTATCACAGGCAAAGTACGTGGAGTCTGGGTAGCAGTTGTTGAGCTTGTTGCCGCTCAAGTAGAAGCCGTTGTATGCGGTGTAGTACCAGCCGCCAAAATGAACGCGACCAGCGCCCGCTGAGTAGTTATCCTGGACGTAAACGTCGGTTTGCGTTCCGGCCCACTCGAAAGGCGCATCCCCTGACTTCACCGATACGTTGCCAACTATCCAACAATGCAGGCAGTTGTACCAGATGATTCCGTCATCAATTCCGTTTGTGTTGCCGCCCGCTCCCTCGGTCCCTGTCCAGCCGCCATCAACGATATTCCAGCGTATATAGAGGTATTGAGTCGGGGACGACCAATTCCCCGTTCCGTTGAAGATATCGTGGATATCGATTGCCCCCGCTCCCCCGGCTCCCGTCTGCGTTGACGGCCAGTTGTAGGTGACGTGATTGCTTTCGATGTGGGAGTTGCTGCAATTCTGGCCGCACGTGATTCGAGAAATGTTGTTTCCCGTGATGGTGAGATACGTTAGCCCCGAACCAGTGCCGCTTAGCGTGGATGAGGCATCGAAAGTTCCGCCGTTCCAGATTCCATTGGTGGCCGTGACGTTAGTGAAGGTGAGGTTGTCGCTACTCAGCGCCAGGGCGATATTTTTATCGACCGCAATCGACGGAAGGCTCGTGATTGCAATGGTTCCGTTCGTTACAACAATATCCGACGATCCGCTGTACTTGAAAATCGGATAAGTGTTGATGTCGGAGAAGTACGCGACCGATAGCGTATGACCGTTCAGGTCCACATAGATATGGGACTTTCCGGTGAAATCGATGCAGGACTGCGTGGTGCTCGTCTGCGAGAAGTCTGCGGTCACCGTGTACGAGGTCCGCGACGTGCTGCTGGTGCCCGATGTCATGGTGTTGCCAGGGCAGCTAGTCCAGTTAGACGCAAGCGCCGACGCGGCGGTGAACAGCGCAAAAATCAAGAAAGTGATACACTTTCGAGTGGTCAAATTTCCTCCATGGGAATTTGTCTATGGGCCGCACCCGTTCTTTGCCGGTCCTGGCGCGGCCCGGTTTCTACGCGCGAGCGCCGTCCTGGCGCACGCAAAAACTACTTGTGATGGTTTTGTTGGTGGGGTCCGATATCGGACCTTCGGGCCGTCCACTGCCTCCTGGTAGTATACCGGACCCCGTACATGACGTACGAGTATAGGATAGCAGGATAGACACCCGCCGTCAACGGAAAAATAACCCTCTAGACCGCTGATAGAAATTGTGCTATTGCCGTGCGTGGGAAAACATGGCACGGGAAGAGAAAGTAACCCTCAACCTCGGCTACTTGCAGTTCAGCAAGTCGGCCATCGAAGCGATCAGGAAGCAGGACGGGCGCGAAGACCCTGGCCCGGTGCTAGCCTCGCTAGCGACCTACTACCTGAACCACCACGGCAGCGGAGCGCTGCTCCTGACCGGCCAGCAGGTCGCACAACTGGAGAAGACCACCGGCAAGGAGTTCTCGACCGGCGACGAGGTGGTGAAGGCCATCCAGCACGCGGAGAAGCGGGACGACGGCAACTACACCGTGTCGGCCCAGATCGATCCGGCCTACTACGACAACCTGCGGCAAGTCGCGGAGTGGCGCTCCTCGACCATTGATGACGTGCTCCAGGATTGCCTGAACACGTGCCTGAATAACTCCTGGCTCGAATCCTGGGAAGGGAAGGGCGGAGCGATCCAGTTGACGGCGGAGGACCGCGCCGCACTCGAAGAGATTATCGGCAAGAAATCGTTCTTCGGGCGGGACATCGTGAAGGCGCTGAAGGCCGCGACGGTGAACGCCTGATATGCCGCAGGATGCCATGATCGGGAAGTCGTTCGGGCACCTCACTGTGGAATCGCTTGACCACGAGCGAGGCCCCCAAAATCACCGGATTAAGTATTGGTCCTGCCGCTGCTCTTGCGGTGGTATGACGGTGGCACCGACCGGAGCCCTGGAGAAGAACCGCTCGGTTTCATGCCAAAAGTGCAAGTACGCTAAACTTTCTTCCGATTTCACCGGGACTGTATCCGGGCATGTCACGGCAGAGCGGATGGACCCGACCTCCGCGCTTAAAAGGCCGACGTGGCTGTGCCGGTGCAAGTGCGGCAGCACCGTTAAATGCAGTTCCTACATGCTATGCGGCAAGGGGACGCGCGTGTTCAGTTGCGGCTGCGATACGGGGGTCCAGAACGGTTCAAAGCTGATCGGCAGGCGGTACGGTCGTCTCGTTATCACTGGAGCGACGAGGGTTCGCGTGACTAGTGGTGGAAATAGGCTCGCGTGCTTGGTCGCCAAGTGCGACTGCGGACTGTGCATCGAGCTTCCGCTGACGGCTCTCCAGAAAACGCGAAGCTGTGGCTGCTATCGTCGCGAGTTGTCGTCCGCCCTGGCACTCTCCAGGATCAGGTTGCCTCGCGGGGAGGCTGGCAAGAGAGCCGCGTATGCATCTTACCGAGCGAGAGCCGAGCAGCGCGGGCTGGAGTTCTCGCTAACACTTGGGGATTTTACGGATATCGCGCTTCGGGATTGCCATTATTGCGGCGCGGCCCCGTCGAATTCTTGCGAGACCGGAACGGATGGTGAGTTCGTCTACAGCGGCGTTGACCGCATGGATTCTTCTCGCGGGTATAGCAAGGATAACTGCGTTCCCGCCTGCAAGGACTGCAATGTTGCCAAATTAGACAGGCCGGTCGAGAGATTCGTTGATTGGGCGCATCGATTGAGCGTCAATCTCGCCGTGGAGCAGATTTCCCATGGAGCGATGGCGTTTGCCGAGAGGATGGAGGGGCTTCTTAGCCTATAGGCCACATGCCGGTATTTGAATATAAGTGTTCGTGCGGCGATGAATTGCTCGAATCATACCTGCGCCATTGGACAGACGACGACCCGCCCTGCCCAAAGTGCGGAGCGCGACTTTCCAGGCAGGTTTCAGCGGCCCATGGAATATGGTTAAAACCATATGGCTGTTACGGTTCCAAGACCAAAGAGTACTACACGGAAGGCCCGGTAGTCGCCTGGAAAACGAAGACTTCGCGGCATCTGGACGGTACCCCGGAAAAGGTACTGCTCCACTCGGTCCAGGACGCCCGCGCCTATGCCAAGGCGGAGGGGCTCCGGATGCCGGATGAGACGAACAGTAACGCGGAAATTACGGATCGCGGGCGCAAGTTGAGCACGGCTGGATGCAAGGGGCAGTGGGTATAAATCATGTTGAGTGATCTGCCACAGGGGCCGCTGTACAGCCCGGACGACGGCCAGCCGATTACCGGCGCTGGCGGCTACGAGCAGAAGATGCGGCACTGGGAAGCCGCGAGCTACGAGGAAGCCGTCAGAACGCGAGAGTTGTCTCCGGAGTCGGGCCGCTTCGAGACGTACCGGAACTACATTACCGGGCACCACTGGTCCGGCAGCGAGAAGCGGGCGCGGTACAAGTCGAAGTTCTACGTAAATAAGGTAGGCAAGGCCCGCGTCGATAACCTCGCGCTCCTGACGGACTCCCGTCCGGACATGGAGGTGTCTAGCTCCATCGAGGAGTACGAGCCGCAGGGCGACATCATCGACGGCGTACTCCGGGCGGAGTGGACCCGGAACGACTGGGATCTGGAGCTAGTCGGCGCTACCGACATCGCAAAAACGGTCGGCACGGGATTCTGGAAGATCGGCGGAGCTTCCCCCGGAATGATGTCGCTGAATTCCCTGGGGCCGGATTGCGTGATGCCGATCCAGCCGGGGAAGCACATCCAGCAGAGCACGGGCGTCTTATATCGGACGTGGAAATCGCTCCACGAGGTCATGGCGCGGTTTCCGTACCGCTCGGCGGACCTGGAGCGCGAAGCTGCTAGCTGGACTCCGACTAGCGGATCCATGTATCACCGTCCGGACATGATGGATCCCATGACGTGGCAAGCCATGGCACCGCAAATGAAGCGGATGCTCGGCAAGCGCGTCACGGTCGATGAAGTCGCCGCCAACGGGTTTTTCAAGACCATCGAATGGCGCGAGTACTGGATCGATGATCCGTCCATCAACCAGTCCCCGAATACTATCTTGATGCGGGATCCGTATATCCCGCTCGATCAGCATAACTGGTGGTACCGGGTAAAGAAGGGCGAGCGGCTGTATCCCCGCAAGCGGCTTATCATCTTCGCTGGTCGCCGTCTGATCTACGATGGACCCGCTCCGTTCTGGCACGGGCTGTATCCCTTCGCTTGTCTCCGGTTGAATCCGGTGTGGTGGAGCTTCTGGGGCCTGTCGAGCTACCGGGACTTGATTCCCGTGAACGCAGCGATCAATGAAGTCGTGGCGGGCGTTCTGGACATGGTGAAGAAGGCACTGAACCCGACCACCATCGCGAAGAACACGATCCCGTATAACACCTTCCGGGACTTCTTCCCCGACATGCCTGGGGCCAAGTTGTATCTGACCCACATGAACGCGAACCCGGCGACGGACGTTCACTTCGCGGACCCGCCGCAGATTCCGAACTACGTGATGGAGATGCTGGCCCAGTTCCTCGGGCCGGAGTTCGACAAGCTGGCCGGAATCGTGGATATCGCCAATCTTGCGAAGAAAGGCCAGATTCCGGGCGGCGACACCATCGAGCAGATGCGGGACTCGTTGCAGACCGCGCTCAGGCTGGAGGGCCGGTACATCGAGTCGTTCCTGAAGGACGCCGGGATCCAGGCCGTCTCGCATATCTTCCAGTTCTACTCGGCTAAGCGTAGGATGAAGCTGCTAGGCCCGGACGGGTTCTCGCTCCAGGATCTTGACTTCGATCCAGGCAAGCTGACTCCGCACTCGGAGAACAAGTACGACCACTGGAAGAACTTCCAGGTTAACGTGGTCCCCGGTTCTACGCATGGCGGCGCACGCGACCGCTCGAAGCAGCTTTACATGGCATTGTTCAATATGGGCGCGATTGACCAGCGGACGTTACTCAAGAAGCTGGAAATTCCGAACGCCGGACAGATCCGTAGTCAGCTTTCGGAAGACCATCAGGCCATGGCAGCGCTAGGAATGCAGCCTGGGGGTGGAGCTAGCCCCCGGATGACTCGCGGCCAGCGCAACGGTAGCCCTGTATAACCATTGCGCACGTAATCAAATTGGGCTATTAGCCATAGCGGAGGTATACGAATTGAAGTTTACGGATTACAAGGTGGTCGAGAGCCCGGTGATCGGCACCGCTCTTGATTTCGAGGATTTCCTGGAAGGCGTGAATGATGGCCGCTACCATACGGTGCGCGGCGAGAATCTGAAGAACGTTCACGTGATCCTGATTTCCGTCGCTCCGTCCATGGCGCTCGGCAAGTATCTGACCGTCTGGGGAGTTCCGGCGCAGTAGGCATCAGGGGCGGCTAGCGACAGTCGCCCCAAATAATTCGCTAGTAACCCTTGACACGGTTCTAGCGAATTGTGCTAGAGACTAGCCTAGGGTGAACTAATGAGCAAAATCGACAGTTTCGCCGTTGACGCCAATCTGAAATCGGAGCCGCGTACTGTTCAGCCGGATAGCTTCAAGGGCGGGATGTATCAGTCGTTCGCCGTGGAAGCCCCGATGAATATGACGCCGGATCCTAGCTTCTTCAAGGGCGGATCCAAGGCCATCGAGTCTTTTGCGTGCAAAGCTCCGCTTGGCGAGAAGCCGCAGAAGGGCTACGACACGTACAACACGCCCATGTCCAAGCGTGCGCTGAAGCAGGGCAAGGTTTAACAATTCATGAACCCCGGAATGCCGCCGATCCCACCGGACGTTACCGCGCAGCAAATGCCTGCGCCGATGCGTTTCATGCAGGGTGCTGGTGCGCAGCAACAGGCGGCTACCGGGCAGCAGTTCGATACGAACGCCTTCATCGAGGACCGCATGAATCAGGTTGCGGCGCTCCTGAAGGATGTGGCCGATGTCCTGGTGGTCGAGAAACCGGCGCTGATGGGCATTGTGTCGAAGATGGCCCAGGCCGGATCCGCGATCATGAGCGAGATCAAGACGGGCAACCAGGATCAACCGGCTCCGGGCCAGGGCGATCCGCAGGCGCAGTTCCCGAAGCCGGATACAACGGCGGGCGCTGTGGGAATGAGCTAGCCGCTAGGGGCAGCTAGGGAGACATGAGTTTGAAGCATCAAGGTTTTAAGGCGGCGGCGGAATCGATTGCGAAGCGCGAAGGCGTGAGCAAGGACCGCGCTGGAGCCATCCTGGCTAGCGCCAGCCGCAACGCCAGCAAGAGCGCCAGGGCGAAAAATCCGGCGCTGAAGAAAGTAAAGGGCAAGTAGCCCGACGGATCTTTTAAAACTGAACATTAGTTAACATCACTGGCTCCGACCAGCCTAACTGGCGGAAGGTGAGGATACATGGCAAAGAACAACGCATTTGACGATTTGCTGGCTTCGTTTACCGACGACGGTACTCGAAAGGCACTGGCGGACATTGCTGACAAAGAACCGAAGCTCAGGGAAGCCGTAATGCTCCGGAGCGACTACTCCCGGTCCTTGGATGAATTCAAGACGAAGGAGAAGGAGCTATCGGGCGCTGCGGAACGCGCCAAGAACTACGAAGGCTGGTACTCGGAAAACTGGGTCAAAGATGCTTTCGGAGAAGGGAAGGGCGGCACCAAGCGGGAGCTTGATTACCACAACAAGCTCACGGCGGCGGAACAACGGGCATTGGAACTCGAAAGCAAGTTGCAGCTAGGAGGGGAAGTGACATTCGATCAGTTGACTGAACACTTGGGCAAGCTCGGCTACGCTCGACAGGATGCCGTGGAAGCAGTTCGCACCGAACTGAACTCCGCGAAATCTGGCGTCGAGAAGGTGCTGAACGAGAGCTTGATGGGCCACTACCATGTGGCGGTCAAAGCACCCAAGATCGCGCTGAAACACTTCCGGACGTTCAACGAGGAAGTGGATATCGATGAAGTCGTCCAGCACGCTACCAAGAACGGCATTGCCGACCTGGAAAAGGCGTATGACAGCTTCGTCGCACCGAAGGTGAATGAGCGCAACCAGAAGGCGCAGGAAGAAGCAGTGAAGGCCGCTGAGAAAGCGGGGTACGAGAAGGCAATGTCTGAGAAGGGAATGTCTCCCGGATCGATGCCGACCGACAATAACCCGCCGACGATGGGGCACTTCCAGCAGAAGTTAATGGGCGTCCGCGAGGGCGCGAACGGCGAGGCGGTCATTCCGGACAACGCGGAACTTGGTTCCGGCGCGGTCGCGATGGGCGCATCTCGCAACTGGGGCCGTGAAGGAAGCTAGCATCTACCGTTAGCCGCCGACAACCGGACCAGGAGAAAGGAGAAGAGTTTCAGGAGAGGAATCGGTAATGTCTATTTCGGTTTCGGTGGCTGACATCAACGCTTTCACGAACCGTTACATCGTCCCCCGGACGACGGATGTGATCTACAAGGACTCGCCGTTGTTCACGCGGATGATTAACAAACAGAAGGTCCGCTTTGAGGGCGGCACTTCGATCACCCGACCCATTGTTTATGCAAAATTGAACGGTGGGGCCTACGCGAAGGGTGACACATTCAACGTCGCGTACGTCCAGACGGACGCCGCGTTCTCGGTCAACATGAAGTTCGACTACGTGAACGTGACGCTGTTCGGCACGGACGACGTTCTCAACCGTGGCCGCGAGGCTGCGTTCTCGCTGGTCGAAACCAAGATGGCAAACGCTTCCATGCGTATGGCCGAAATCTTGGCCCTCCAGATGTACGCGGACGGCAGTTCGAGCGCGGCGGATGTCACGTCTTCGAGCGGCGTGCTCTCGACCAACACGAGCTTTGACGGGCTCCTGGCCTGGGTAGATGACGGCAACTCGTCCTCGACCTATGCGACCAACACGGACATTACCCGTTCGTTTGCGAGCATCGGCGGGCTGACCCGTACGGACCTGTTCGTCACGGCTCCCAACTTCACGGGGTCTTCGACTCCTGCGGGCGGCGTGGCCGGTGCGAACTCCTACACGGAGCGGGCCTTCACGAACTTCTCGCTGAACGGCGTGAATACGGCGTACGGCGCGGCGTGGTTCGGCAACAAGTACGTGGATCTGATCCTCGTGCAGCAGGAAGGATGGAACCGCTTCTGGAACGCCATCCAGCCGAATCAGCGGTTCATGGACGAACAGTCCGACCTCGCGAAGATCGGCTTCCCGGTCCTGAAGTTCAACGCAGCTTCGCTGGTCGTGGACAAGTACATGCCGCAGCAGTTGGCGCTCGGCTTGAACACGAACTACCTCGAATTCTACGTGACGACCAACCCGAAATATCAATTCGGATTCACCGGTTTCAAGGAGGCGCAGAATTCCGACAACCTGGCTGGACAATTTCTCTTCTCTGGAAACATCGTTGTTCCTAACCCCCGCACTTGCTTTAAGTTAACTGGAACCGGCCTGAGCTAGAAATAGCTTGACGGCCAGCTAGCTCGGCGGTATAGTGGATTCAGGGGAGCATAAAACAAGCTCCCCTGGAGACAAGATGCCAAAGTTACTAGTTAAGCCGTCGAGGGAAGAGTTGGACGCGCTGTTCCGCGAGCAGATGATGGCAACGCACGAGATCGCTAAGCATTACGGAGTTAGCGCCGGGACGGTCACGACCTGGATAAAAAGCTACTCGTTGCAGCGCGGAACTCACCGGAGGATCAACTTGCCAAGCGAGGAGATCGTTCGGATGTATGTGGATGAGAGGCGCACTCTGGATGAGATCGCCAAGAAGTTCGGCTGCTGCGGGGTCACCGTCATGCACGCCCTTCACGATCTGGGGGTGCGGTTTAGCAGGCAGGAGCACGAAGAGCGCAAGATGTCAGTTCGCGTTCTCCGTCGCATTACTGATCCGAAGAAGCAGTATCGCAGGGTGGTGCGATACGGGCACCCGGCTGCTAACAGCGCAGGGAAGGTTTACGAGCACCGGGCGGAAGCGGAAGCGGCGATTGGTCGGCATCTGCGAGACGGGGAGCAGGTTCATCACCTAAACCTCGACAAGCACGATAATGGCCCGGATAACCTGATGGTCTTGTCGCTTCGCGATCACGCCCGCCTGCATAAGTATATGGAGCGGATCGGGGCCTACATGGTTGGACTAACCGCCAAGCGCCCGGATACTCTTCGGTTTCGCGACCCGGTGTATTGCCGGGGCGAATGGGTTCACGAGATTGATTTGATCGGGGATCGCGAACCATCGCGGCCCGGTCTGGAAAGTTCAGTAGGCACTAGCCCCAAGCGGGATTTAGTGCTAGTTCATTGATGGAGGCTTTAAGAAATGGCTAATCCCGCAATTCCTGTTTTCGGTTGGGGCACCGCTGCACCGACCGACACCGCCACCTACTACGAGGCTGGCTCGGTCGTTCGCAATCCGGCTCCGACTGTTGGCGCTACCGAAGGGTGGGTCTGCACCGTAGCTGGTCGTCCCGGCACCTGGGTGGCAATCGGCACTGTCGATGGCGGCGTGTTCCAGTCGCTTACGGCTGCGGCTACGCTGACCACCGGCAAGAAGGTGTATGTCATCAGCGGCGCTGGCAACTACACGCTGTACGCGGCTAGCTCGATTGCGGCTGGCTCGGAAATCGTGATTGTCGCCACTAGCGGCATTTCCGTTACGGCTGTGGCTGGAGCCGCAAACACGCTGACCGGCGTGGCGACGGCCCTCAGCGCTTCCGCGCGGTTCGCTTCGGACGGCGGGAACTACTGGTTCCGCGTCAGCTAGGCGAGGCGCAAGACAAATTCTTGATGATGGGGCGGCTTCGCCTGCCCCATCAGGAGAACTCACTACTATGGCTATGTCTCTCAATTCGTTCTCTGCCGGTAACATCCTGAAGGCCGATCACAAGGTCTACTCGGGAAGCGATGTGCCGACGGATGTCACGGGGCTCTTCAAGAAGGGCGACTGGTACATCCGTACGGACGTTGCATCCGGCGCTCCGTGGCTCTACGTGGCAACCGCTGATGGCGGCACCTGGAAGAGCGTCGGCAATCTCGCCTAGTAATCTGCGGCGGTGTCTGGTCGTCAGGCCGCATCAGTGCGTCTGATATCGGATGCCGCTACCCTATCGTAAGAGGAAAGACGTGGATCCATTGACCGCAGGCTTGAACGCCTTCACGGCGGTGCTGAACTTTATCGGCAAGATCATCGACAAGGCCCCTGCTGATACGGTCGGCAGCATCATCAGCAAGCACGAGGAACGGGCCGACAAGCTGTGGGACTGGCTCGGTAAACTCCCCGGCTCCCCATTCAAATAGCGCCGTAATTGTGCTATAGCCGATGTCGGCATGTCCGCACAGCAGCAGTACACCGTAACCCTCCGGCAACTCACCGACAACATCCGGCGTCAGAAGCCGAACGTTGATCCGAACAACTGCGTAGACTGGATCAACCAGGGCATCCGCTCGGTACTGGACCGTAAGCCTTACTGGTCCGGCACACTCAAGCGCGGCGTACTCAAGATCCCGAACTCCTACACTTCCGGATCCATCCAACTATTTCAGGACTCGACGGCGGTTACCGGGACCGGCACAAATTGGACAGTATCCGATAAAGTCAACACGATTGTTCCGAACGGCATCCGCAAGACTGGCTTGCAGACGATTGTACCGGCAAGTATGGCCGGGATCGATGCCGATACGGTTCTCTATGTGGACGGCTCGGGCACCCCGGAGATTGTCCCTGTCGTGCAAACGACCCGCACGGCGTTCCTCGCCAACTTCCAGTACCAGCACAACCCGAATTGCACGCTGACCACTAGCTCGCTAGCTGGTCGCCAGCTTCGCCTGGGCAAGAACTACCCGACATACTCGATCCGGGCGATCACTAGCGCAACGAGCGCGGAGATCGATAACCCATGGGCGGGACCGGACTTCGACGGCACGTACGTGCTCTGCCAGATGTACTACACGCTGTCGCCGGACATCAAAGAAATCTTCATCATGGCGGACCTGTTCCAGATGATCCCGATCCGGCTCCACATCCAGCAGGAGGCGCTGAACCGCATCGATCCGCAGCGGGCCGCGAGCGGACCCCCGTACATGCTGGCGGACCACACCCCGAACGAGAACGGGAACATGCAGTACGAGGTGTACCCGATCCAGTTGGTAGCGCGGCAGCTTCCCTACCTGTACGCCGCGCAGTGGCCGGAACTCAAGGCCGATGGCGACCGGCCCCCGTCGTTCATCAACCCGAACGTGTTCCTGTACTCGGCGCTGTCGAAGGCATTCCGTACGCCTAGCGAGAAAGACGATGCATTTGTGAACCCCAAGACGGCGGATTACTACGAGGTTATGGCGGAGAAGGAGCTACAAGGGGCGATGCAGTCCGACGAGTCCAAGGCTCAGCGGGCGTATACCAACATGGCGGACATCTTCGGAGGGGGAGCCGACTTCCGGCAGACCCACGACTTTAGCGTTACCGACGATTACGCGCAGTGGTGGTAGGCTAATCCCACCAAGTAAGCAGGTGCTTTCCGATCATGCGGCCCAGGAGCCGCGCATCCTCGGTTGACCGCTTCATGCTTATAAGCGCTGTAGTCCCAGTTCCGCCGTGGATATTCCCTCTGCTGAGGCAGTAATCATCAGCGCTCATTCTCCTGCATAACTCGGCGCAGATCCGCAACTCCCTGGCGTGCCTCTTTCCGTGCAACAGATGTCCATTTTCCAAGGCATCTGCCATGTACCGGAACTTGCGCTCCATGATGTCCAGTAGATAGGAGTAGTCGAAGTTCTGGTCGAACCAGATAACCGGTATCCAGCGGTATAGGTTCCGGACCCCGCAGCGGATATCTATCCAGCACGAGTGCAAGTTCTTTAGGATAGCCGTTCCTCTCCAGGGGCATGGTGGTCTAAACATAAACTATTGGATCAGGCTCGTCCGGGAGGATTGGCCGACGCGACAGTCCCCCACGGAAGCCGCGCCGATTACCTGATCCACAATCAGAATAACAGAGTGCTCGCTGGCTGTCAATAGATAGTTGTGCTATTAGCCTAACTGGAGGATTCTCTATGTCCAGCATGTTCGATCCGAAGTACGGTTCGCCCCAGTCGCGCCGGAAAACTGCCGGTTGCCCTAGCTTTCTCGCGGAGAAGTGCGAGGCGGATAACGCCCGTAACGAAGCCGATGAAGCGTTCCGCAACGGCGGCATCTACAGCATCGATATGGACACGTACAAGAAGGAGCGGGCCTACCGGCAGTACGACAGCACGGACGGCATGAACTTCTATTTCGACAACGACGACTAGTGACCATCACGACTTCACTGCTGGTGAATGCCGTGGCCGTGATCGACATCGTGACGGTGATCGATGACCTGGAGAATCCGTCGCACATGAGCGCGAAGACCACGGTGACGCTCCGGGAAGTTCCGGAAGCACCATCAATGAAAGTTGGCCTGCTATCAACCAAGGTTGAAATGACGCCGGAGGAAATCAAGCTGATGGAATTCGCGGAGGAGGCGCTAGCGGAATATGCCAACCGTAACCCTGGCTGAGCTAGACTCGAGGGTTCTTGGGAGGCTGGAGGCGAATTCAACTTTCTATACCCAGGCGCAGCGCTACCGGGCGATCAACAACGCCATCAAGGTCATGAATCTGATGACCGGGTTCATCCAGAACAGCGTTACGGTCTACTCGCAGCCGAACCGGACGATCTACGACGTTCCGACCGGGGTGGTGATTCCGTTGCGCCTGACGCTCGACGGGCAGGCCGTCCAGAAAGCCAGCGCGTTCTCCCTATCGCAGACCAAGCCGCTATGGATCACGGAGACTAGCGACTCGACTAGCGTATCCCCGTACCATTGGGCTCCGATGGGGATCACCAAGTTTGGATTCCATCCGGCTGACTCCAATGGCGGAAAGCTCCTGGAGGTAACCGGCGTGGCGAATCCTCCGCTCCTGGTGAACACCACGGACGTGATCGGATACCCGAACGAGTTTGCGGACGGTATCGAGGATTACGCCGCGCACATCCTGATGATGAAGGCCGGAGGATCGATTTCGATCCAGTCCATGTACCTCTTCTCGACGTTCCAGGGCCGGGTGAACGAACTCAAGCGGTTCAAGCAGAAGATTGCTCCGCTGTTCCGGGTGGTCGAGGCGGAGGCGGAGGAGTAGCGATTTTCCGGAAATTGGGCTATTAGCGTATCGAGGATTTACTCTCCATGTCTACTCCCGCTCTTCCTTCTCTTTCTCAGGCCATTGCCGACGTTGAAGCGTCGGTTACGGCTCTGAGCGCTGCCGATACGGCCCAGGCTACTGCAAATCAAAAGTTCGACGCTGCCAAGGCCGCGAAGGACTCTGCCGATTCCGACGACGCCAAGGCCGTCGAAACCTATAACACCATGCTCGATGCGCTGATCGCTGCGGCGACTGCCAACAAGCGTTAGTTCCCGTGGGGGCCACGCGCCCCCACCTCTCCAATGCCCTACACCGCGCAGCAGATTTACGACGAAGTTTGCGACATGCTCCTGGAGGACGGAGGGCTTCAGTTCGTCTACACGGAAGCCGCGTTCCTGCGCGATCTGGCTACTTCGCTCAGCGAGTTCATGCAGTCCACGGGCATCGTGAAGAAGCTCCTCACGGAGCAGGTGAAAGCCGGGGTCTCGGAGTACACGCTTCCGGTTGTCGGGATGGATGTGCAGCAGGCGTTTTACGACAACACGTTCCTGTATGATTCGTCCGGATACTTCATCGATGCGAGCCATCCTAGCTGGCAAGTGGAGCCTGGGACTCCATACCAGTGGCGGCAGGACCAGCTAGCAGCAAACGCCATCGAGGTCGCTCCGCCGCCCGACATGACCGGGCGCTCCGCGCTGTTCGATTTCCCCATGTTCGGACTAGTGTCCGCTACGCACGATGCTTATGACATGGACATCCTTCATACGGAGCCGTGGTTCGGAACTATCGGCGTGGGCGAGTCGGACTACTACCTGGAAACGACCGCACCCATGCTCGGCATTATCGGCAGCATCGTGGTGAGCGATTCCAACCTGACGATGCTGACGACCGCACAGCCGTCCAACCGGGATCTGGCGCTCGATTCCTACCTGGAATTGATCCCGGATATGCTAGCGCCCTATCTCGCGTGGTTCGTGCTGTACAAGGTATGGGCCGGTGACGGGGAAGGAAAAGACCCGCAGCGGGCGCGATACGCAAACGCCCGCCGCGTGGAGGCAATCAATCTCTGTAAGATAGTTAGCGGTGAAGACCTCATGGAGAAGGCGTGAGTCCCGATATTTCGAGAACTCGTACTTTAACCGGCTTCGCGGTGGACGACTAGGCGGAGGGAACGGACGGGTCGGCCTCATCGGTACCAAGAAAAATCCTAGAGCTTTACTGCCGTAACCGGGTATCCGCCCGTATCCGTCTCGAAGACTCCCCAACTGATCCCGTTGCCGCGCGCTTCTGTTGGACTCATGGGGCGGAATCGGATGTGCTCCACGTCCTCGATGGTTAGCGCCGCCCTGGCGTCGTCCGGAACGTTGCTGCCGCGCATGGATTTTACGGCGTCCAGGAACTCGGACTTGTCCACGTGCTTGTTCGTGTAGATGCAGCACCCGTCAGGGTCGTCAACCGGAGTTCCGAATGGGATTTCCTTTAGTTTCATGGAGAGATCCTTGCTAGCGCCTTCGTTTCGCTTGTAGCCCCGCCCGCTTCTCGGCCCTCTTCAATTCCGGCCTGACATCGTAGGCGTACTGGAATTTAGCTCCGCAGGTGTTGCAGCCTCCGCGATAGGTAACGGAAAACATTCCGTCGTCGCACATCCCGATCTCGTAATCCTCTCGGAATGTTCGCAGACTTTCCATGGCGACGGGCAGTTCGGCCCTAGCCTTGAGGAGCAGGAACTCTTCAATTGGTGCCTCCCCGTATGCGTCCTTGGCGACCTTGTTGTCCGCAGCCTTCGCGTCCAGCGCTTCTCCCAGGCAGACCGGGCACACAGCCCAATTATCGGCGCTCATTATTGATTCCTTTCAATGATTTCGATCCAATCCGCCCAAAACTCGTGGCGCTTGGGGTCGTAACACGATCCGTGATACATGCGACCGCTCGACGGGGACAGCCGGTATTTCCCTCGGATAACCCCGCCGCACTCCTCGCAGAAATCCGATCCGAATAGCGGGTATCCGTCCAGATTGCCGGAGAACAGATCACGGAGCCAGCGCCACGCCCGCCACGTCTGATATCGGACCTTCATCACATCGATAGAATAGCGCGAAAATATGTAGCCGTCAATAGAAAATTGTGCTATCGGTGCGGATGGAGAAGCCCAGAGAAGCCCATGCCTGGATCTGTAACTATCACGCCGCGCCTGATCTACAAGGAGGACATGGATAAGTCCACTAGTCCCAACGAGACGGCCACGGCGACCGTCGCGGGACTCGGGAGCGTCACGCTCCACAAGGTCGATGCAATTTTCCTGTCGGATCTGACGCCAGCCGCCAACGATTCTGCTGCTGCGACTGCTGGTATCCCGGTCGGGGCTATTTACTATAACGTAACTGACGGTCGCGTTCACGCCCGCATTAGCTAGCCGTGGAATACAAGCCGGTAGTATCGAAGTTCTCGAACCTCGGGATTGTCCAGAGGAAAGACCCCGCCGACCTGCCGGACGGCGCTTATATCGCGCTGCAAAACGCAACTTCGATACAGGAGGGGTCGCTATCCTCGCGTTTCGGATCGACGCGGTTCTCCGGCCTGATCTCCGGTAGTGATCCGCACTCCCTGGGGCTCCTGCGCCTGTCGCCCGCCGACTCGGACCAGTACTTCTACGTCGGGTCGGGATCTAGCGTCTACCGCATCAACAAGGGTTCTCCCGGCTCCAGTACTACGATGGGGAACGCCTCGCTCGACGGCCAGCGCTGGACGAGCCTCACGTACAAGGCCGGTCAGTCCGGTAAGGCGTGGTTCTATCTGGCCGCTAGCCAGATGCGCAAGGACGACCTGGAATCGAGCACGTTCGAGAACTGGGGAATCATTCCGCCTCCAGGATCGCCCACGACCACGGTGGGATCGCAATACTCCCTGGACGTTCAGAGTACGCCGCAATCGCATACCTGGGGCGGGACCGGGTTCGAGACGCTTTCGATCAAGACTTCCTCGTCCGACCTGAGCGCCTTCGACACGCCTAGCGCCGCGCCATCCGGATCAGCCGCGAGCCACTACGACTCGCAGGACTATCTGGCGCTCGACATGACGCTCTCGGACTACACCAAGTTCGACTATCTGCTATTGCAGTTGGACGTGGGTGACGGGAGCTTTAGCGCCGACTACTACGAGAAGACGATCCTGCCGTTCGGAACGGATGTATCTACCGTTACTCCTACCGTGTACGGTACCCCGGCGTTTATGCCGCAACCGGCGACAACCGCACCGGCTAGCGTCGTCGTCAATATCACCAAAGCATCGTTCCTGAAGATCGGTGCAGCGGGTACGGGCAGCACCGACTGGAAAACCGTTGCGAAGATCCGCCTGCTCGCCCGCTCGACCAACACCGGGGAAAGCATTACGGTCAACAGCCTCACGATGCTCGGCGGTCAGGGGCCGGATAACCAGAGCAACGGCGGGCTTCCGTACGATTACCTGTACGTCTACCGGAACGACAACACCACGGCGGAATCGAACCCCTGCCCCACGATGATCCAGGACAACTGGCTGACCGGCGTACATCGTACGGCAGTAGCGGTCAACGACATCGTTTACTCGACGGACACGCAGGTTACAAGCATTGCCGTATTCCGGCGCGGCGGCGTCTACGCGGATGGCTTGTACCGGCTGCTCGGCTACGTCTCGAACTCTAGTGGCGGCGGTACCACCACGTTCACGGATGCGTACCTGGATTCGGACATCATTAACTCCCGGACGCTGGAGTTCGACAATGATCCTCCGGTGCTCTCGACGCTGCCGAATGCGCTGGTCGCAACGTTCACTGGGGCCAACGCGACCGGCTCGCATACCGTCACGCTCTCGACTAGCGTTAGCGGAATCCTGACGCCCGGATCCACAGTCCACATCATCGACGCCGACAAGAGCGAAGATTGCCACGTCGTCTCGGTGAGCGGATCCAGCCTGACGACCTACTTCCAGCAGAAGCATTCCGGAACGATTACCCTGCGCTGCGAAGCCGTCTGCGGCCTGCCGTGCTCGCTCTCTGCCGTTGTTGGCGACAGCATGTACCTCGCCGGGGACGCGAATAATCCGCACGTTCTCTACAAGTCGAAGACGGGCCGTCCGGAATCCTGGCCGGTTATCACCGAAGCCACGGGCAATGCCAACCAGATCATCGTGGGATCGCAGTCGAATCCGATCATGGCGCTCGCGGAGTACGGCGGGGACGTAGCCTGCCTGAATCTGCATGGCATCTTCACCGTGCGCGTGTTCCAGGGGCGCATGTTGGCTCCAGTCGGAAGCCCCGCGACCCACGGACTCGTGACTAGTACCGGCTGGTGCCCTGCGGATGGCGGGCTCGCGTATCTGTCGAACGACGGCGTATACATCTGGTACGGCGGGCTGGAGCAGAAGCTCAGCGAGCAGATCGACTGGGTGTTCAAGAGCCAGACCATCGGCGGGCTCGTGCCGCTCGATATGAGCGGGACCGGGTTGGCAAAGGTCCGCTTCGCCTACTTCCGCAATGAAATCTGGATCACCGGGGTGGATACGAACGGTGCGGCCCTGGCGCTCATCTACAACACGATCTACAAGCGGTGGGAAATCCGAACGCCGTCCGCTGAAAGCACGGCGGGAACGACCTGGGGAGCGCTCAAGTCCACGGCGGAGGGCTTCTTCACGACCCGCGTGGTGGGAAGCTCTCCGTATCTATACCAGGAGTTGACCGGCACCTCGGATAACTCCGGCCTGTTCCCGTGCGTGATCCAGACCGGCTGGTTCGATTTCGGCAATCCGCGCGTAGTGAAGCAGTTCGGGGATATCTCGGTCGAACTCACCTCGGGCCTGGATGTCACGGTCAAGACGTACTTCGACTACGCATCATCGCCGGATGAAACGCTGACGGTCACCGGAGCTAGCGGCAGGCGCATCATTCCCATCGTTCTAGACACGGGCAATGCGCGGGAAGCCAAGACCGTCTCGTTCCGGTTCGAGTTCACGCCGGATTCCTCGCACCAGATCGCGCTGCATTCGCTCACGTTCGACTACTTCGAGCTAGCGGAAGCGCAGCGCGGCAAGCCGACCGACTGGAAGGATGGCGGCTACGTCTGGGACAAGCGGCTCGATCAGTTGTACCTGGACTACGACACGGGCGGAAACACGGTTGCGCTGAATCTGGACATCATTGGCGGGGTTCCCGGCAACACGGTGACGCTCGCAAAATCGACGTTCTCGATCACCGGCAATTCGCGCAGCCAAGTCAGCCTTCCGATCAAGGCGGCGAGCGGCGGCGGGATGGTGATTGCGAAGAAGTACCGGCTGCGTCCGACCTCCAGCGCTACGGACTTCCGGCTCCATAACTGGGACGTAACGTTCCAGCAGTATCCCCCGGATATCACGTACTTCACGGACCCGAACGACTACGGAAATCCGTACGACAAGAACTGGAACCAGCTAGTGCTCGACGTTGATACGGGCGGGGTTGCGGCGACCATCGACATCTACCTGGATGGCGCGAACGTCGCGAACCAATCCATCTCGCTCAACACCAACAGCGGCACGCGGCAGCAGACGCTTACGCTCGATCACGGGCTGGTGGGCAAGAAAGCCCGTATGGTCTTCACGCCGGGGAACAACGGCAAGTTCCAGTTGTTCTCGCACCACTTCGTCACGACTCCAGCCGACAAGGGGGAAGTCGTCCACACGATTGACTGGACGGATCTGGGCCATCCGTACGACAAGCGGCTGTATCAAGTGTTCCTGGAGTACGAGGTTGCCACGGACATTCCCATGATCGTGGAGGGAATCTCCGGCATCGGATCTAGTCAGGCCGCTTCGACCATCGCGACGATCACGCTCAAGGCCAGCACGCGCAGGCGCGATCAGTTCGCCCTGCCGAACAACACTATCGCCAAGCTGGTGCGGATCAGGCCGGATGCTCCGGTATCGCCTGCCACGGTGAACCCGACCACGAGCGCCAAAATTTACAAGTGTGATTTCCAGAAGGAGGATTACCCGGCTGATGTCGTCGCGTATACGCCCACTTCGGATTGTGGATCTCCGTATGACAAGTACTTTGACCAGTTGGTACTCGATGTCGATACGGGCGGGATTGCGGCGTCGGTGCAGGTGGAGATTGACGGGACGGTCCAGCAGACGGTCTCGGTAACGTCTACCCAGGCGACCAGGGCCAAGAATTTTACCCTCAGCCCCGCGCTGATGGGGAAACGCGCCCGGATCCTGAATACTCCTGGGACGAACGGCAAATTCCAGTTGTTCAGCGCGAACTTCATTACGACGCCTGCGGACAAGGGGCCTGTGCGCCATTCGTTCGACTGGGATGATCTCGGGCATCCGTTCGATAAGCGCCTGAAGACCGTCACCTTCATGTACGACAACATGAGCGGCGGCGATACGGTGATGTACGTGGATACGCTGACCGGCATCAACGGGACCACAATCACCCAGGGCGCGATGTTCTTCACGCTGAACGGCGCGACTCGCGGCGAGCAGACGTTCGCGGTTCCGGACGGGACCATCGTCAAGGCTGTTCGCATCTACCCGTTCGCGGACAACATCACGTTCAAGCACTGGGAATATAAGTTCGACTTCGAGAAGTTCCCGGCTGATACGCTGAATGCTACCGACTGGGACAACCTCGGCTACCCGTGCGAGAAGATCCTGCGCGATCTGACCATCGATATCGACACGGGCGGGGTCGCCTGCACGGTGGAGCTTCAAGCGGATGGCGTCACCAAGCAGAGCTACAGCATCACGACCACCACCAACGACCGCGTGCGGATGCTCAGTTGCGCGTCGGATATCGCGGATACCTACATCATCGGGAAGCAGTTCCGGCTGAAGTTCACGCCGGGTAACGGCGGCAAGGCGCAGTACTTCGCTCACTCGTTCGAGCGCACCCAGGAACCCTGCGCGGCGACTCACTGGGATTCATTCGAGCAGACTTTTGGATCGGTGGGATATCGCTATATCCGGCAGATTTGGTGCGAGTATCGCGGCGGGGCGGTCACGCTCAGCCTCTACACGGACACCGGGGGCCTGATCTACCAGAAGCAGCTTCCGGCGCATACGCAGCGCACGACGGAGCGCTTCTACCTGCCTCCCAAGACCGCCAGCGTGCTGAACAAGGCCAAGGGCCATCGCATCGTGATGGATGCGGTGAACTCGGCGGCTCCGTTCTATCTGTATCGGGATTCCAGCCGGTGCGAGGTGATGCACCTGTCGGCAAACGCGCGGGCGGGATTGCAGCAGAGCTACCTGTGGAGCGATTTGCCGCTCGCGAAGTAGCCCTGCCGTCTGGTATCGGACTAGTAGATCGTACCGCCCTGCGCCCCTATGACCGTAGAGCAGGACTTGCACTGCCCGCGTCCGCTGTAGATCAACTGGATGAACTGGCAGTAGGACGTGAGCTTCGTGAACTCCGTTGGGCTCAGTTCAGCCACCGCGAACGGCGTCTCCGATATCCCGGTGAACGGCTGGCTCCCCTGCACCTGGAGCGAATGCAGCGTGGTGCCCCAGGCTTTCATGCCCTTGGCTAGATTGCTGCTTGTCGGCTGCGTACCGGCATTGCAGTTCCCGTTGCCCGCTGCCGTCGCCACGAGCTTTACCGTCACGGAATTCTGGACGAATTGGGAGTAGAGCGTGTTGTTCATGATGTCGTTCTTGAGCGAGAGCGACACGAGCCCGTTCGGCGTAACGCGGCACGAGCAGCACGAGACTATTTCCTCGGTTGGCGCAAAGGCGTAGACGTTCGCACAGATGGTCCCGTCCGGATCGGTTCCGGCGAGCGATCCAGTGTTCGAGATGTTGATTACGCCGTCTCCGTAATCCAGCGTGAATGAGCGTAGCTGGTACATATCCGGCTGAACGACAGTAGCTTCGCCAACCCCGCTACGCACCGCAACGAATGTGAAACCAACGTCGAGAATGTGCCCCTCTTGAACCAAAATCTTTCGACTAGCACTAGACAAGCCCAATTGATCGGAAAATCCAACCATGATTCCGAAGTCGCTGTCATGGAGATTCGCGGCGGCTGAACCGATCCAGACGAGTCCAGGGGTTATTCCAACATTGCAGGCTCCGCCGTAGTCGCACGGGAGTGCGTAGCGGGCTCCCGGAGCCGCCGATCCCGCCGTGGTTGCGATATCCATGTTCCCGTGCTTGAGCGCGATCCATCCAGACCCGACTCCCCCGTCATCAAACCTAAAACTAATTCTCCACATCATCTCCGGAGCGGCCACGTTAGACGGCAATGTTTGCCCGTATCCAATTGAAAACATTAGCGCAAATGCGCCAGTGAATAGATGAAATGATTTGAGCATCGTAAGAAGCTTCTCCTCCTGTCCTGGAAAGCATATCACTCCCGTACACCGCACGTGGGGCGCGATGCAAGCGGTACGAAGAATAGCATCGGAATAACTATCACGCTATACTTAGATTAGAAAGGATGAGCGAGCAAAGCGCCCAATACCCCAAGCTCGGACCCCGCGACCTGGACGACCCCAGTTTGCATCGGTTGAACGGCGTATTCAATACCGCCTTCGATCTCATCACCGATCTTCAGAACAAAGTCGCCAGCGCCTCCTCGTCCACCATCATCACCAAGAGCCTCACGCCGACTAGCGGCGGCGCGACACTGCCGCCCGGTCCCACCATCAACCCGGCAGGCTTCACCACCACCGCAATCAATGCGGCCATTGCAGCGCTACCGTCTACGGGCGGAATCGTTCAACTTTTGGATGGCAGCTACGCCTATGATGGGCTGATTACTTCCAGCAAGTCGAACATCGCGGTAGTAGGGAACGGCACGTCGTCCGTTATTCAGGGGAACGCGACCGTAACAACCGGAAATGGGATTTTCAATCTCTCTGGAACGGATGTCATTCTCTACAACTTCCTGATTGACGGCGGAGTGACGACCGCCACCAAGCTGCTGTACTCGGCATTCTCGTCCGATCCAATGGACTCGCAGTTGACGGACAACACGTCCATCTGGATCAAGCCCGGAGCCAAGCGCGTCACGATTGACGGCGTGTGGATCACGCATACGGGCGGATACGGGATTCTGCTGGATGCCGATACCGCCGACATCTCGGATGTCACGATTGTCAATTGCAACTTCTATAACAACCGTCCGCACCTGTTCGGCGTAGTCTCGGGCGACATCTCCGGATCGAACGGATACGGCTCCTGGACGGGCGGAATCTTCTATCGCGGCGACTGCCGTAACTCGACCGGCAAGCCCTATGCAGTGCGTGGGCTGACGGTCCAGAACTGCCGTTGGCGCAGGGTTACCGGCAACTGCCTGTGGGGTCACTCCAAGGGCTTCGATACGCAGCACACGTCGATCAATGCCCTGAACAACGATATCGAGGACGCTGGTCTGGACGGTATCGAGTACGGCAACGTCTACGGCGGAACGGCCAAGGGAAACGTGTTCCACCGGGTCGGATACATCACGCAGACTGATAGTGACGCTCCGGATCCTCGCTACCTGACGCTGAAGTGGGCCGTGTGCCTGGATACTTCCGGATTTGTGCGCGGCGTCACGTACGACGGGAACTCGGGAACATCGATGAACGGAGAGTTCATTGATCTCGATGGATTCCGCGACGGCGTAGTATCGAACAACGTCGGAATCATCCCGTACTCGACAGACCCGCAGTACACCGAAGATTCGGTAGCCAGCTACCAGAACAACGGCGCTGGCGGCAACACGACCATCGGCATCCAGACCGGCAACACGTCGCAGAACGGTGGGGCGACGAACGTCAAGATCATCGGAAACACGCTCATCAATTTCGGCGTATCCGCGATCACCCTGGCGTTTGCGAAGAACTGCACGGCAACGAACAACACCATCCAGCATCCAACCAATGCGATTTCGGTTCCGATCCAGTTGTATTCGGCTAGTGGCGCTAGCCCTGCGGATGAGTGGCACTGCCACGACAACGTGGTCGAGAGCAATGCGATCACGTACACCGGCAGCAACTTCACCATTGCGGAAACCGGAACGGACTGGGCCGGAACGGACGTAAACAAGGTTTTCCTGAATCGCGTGTTTGGGGCGAACTACGGGGAGTTCTCGCGTGCCAGCGCGAGCGCTTCGACGGTGGGGTTTTCCATCGGAACGAACAGCCCCACGGAAGGGGCGGCAACAACCCGCAAGGCAACCCTCATCCACCGCGAAGGTAGCGATTCCTCGGCGGCTCTGAAAATCTACGTTCACAACGTCGATGCGGATACCAGAACGCAGCTAGCGCAATTTGCGGACGACAACTTCAGCCTGAACATCTCGAACAACGGCACAGCCAAGACCGGCGCTATCGCGACCGGCAACCGCACCACTTTCGCCTTTCCGGATGTGATGGCAGCGGGCAAGCTGCTTGCGGACTCGTGTCTCATTCTGACGGATACGACCATGACGTATCCGAATGACTCCGATCTGGACATCCTGACGAATGCGTACGGACTGATTCGGTACAACTCGACCAGCCACGCATTTGAGGCATCGTCCACGGTAAGCGGCGGGCATCGCGTATGGGTGTCGTTCGGCGGCGCGTCTAGCAGCGTGGGCGGCTCCGACAAGATGGTCCAGTACAACAAGACTGGATCGTTCTTCGGTGATGTGAACTTCCAGTGGGACTACACCAACAAGGCCCTGACGGTCGCGGGTACTGCGGCGCAGGTAGCAATCTTCGCATCATCCGGGTATATCCAGTCATCGGGCGGGTTCGTATCGACGGCTGACTCCTGGCAGGCGGTACAGGGGCAGGCGTCTGGAGGCGGAGCGCTGTTTGCCGCGTATGCGCTAGCTCAGTCCGGAGCGGCCAGTAAGGGCGGATACATCGACATGGCTCCGCTCACCTACGCGAACTTCCCGACCCCTCTCACCGGCCTGGGATCGTTCGGCGCTACGGATGTTCTGATCTGGGCATCCGGGGTTAACTCCACGGGAAGCCCCAATACGACCGTTGGTCTCAATACCAATTCGTTCGTGAACGCTGCGAGCGGATTTGTTACCACATCAGCCGCCGCGAATGCGATCCAGGCTCCTAGCGGCGGGATGCTTGCCAATTGGCTGACGGCATCGCAGTTCTTGCAAGTCGCGCAGCTTGGTGGTCCGCCGTCCGCGCCTAGCTCCGGGTTTCTCCGGATGTACGCGGATAGCTCGAACGTCCTGAAGTACTGGGATTATTCGTCGTCTACGTGGAAGCCCCTCGTATCTGGCTCCAGCCAGTGGACGACAAGCGGATCGGACATCTACTACACGACCGGCAGGGTCAGCATCGGGACGGCGACTCCTAGCGCGTTCGGGCTAACAATCAAGGGATCGCCCGGGGCCATCGCGCTTCAGGGTGGAGTTCAGACCGGGATCATCTTCCAGACAGCTAGCGGAGGAAACGGGATCTCCATTGGACGCAGCGCGGGCAGCACCGACGACAACACCTTCTACATCTTCGATCAGGTTGCGGCACAGTTCCGGATGACGATTTCGAGCGCCGGTCTGATTCAGGTGCAGGGGCAGGGATCCGGCCTAGCGGGGCTCTCGGTTTCGGCGGGGTACATCCAGTCCGCTGAAGGCTACCTGTCCAACTCGACCGGGACTCTCGCAGTCAACATTCCATCGGGCGGCGGACTGTTCAAGTACCTCGCGGTTACCGGGAACAACAACTACAACGATTTCCAGGTGACGGGCGGCGGCATCTACACCTCGCAGAACGTCACGATAGATCGCGCCCTGGTCGTTAAGAGCCTGGGGAGCGCTCCGACCGCACCGGGTTCTGGATACTCGGCGCTGTCTCATGTGAGCGGGGCCGTGTGGCGCTACTACAACACGTCTTCCTCGTCGTGGGCCACGATTGACTTCAGCGCGGCGGGCGGAGCGGTTCCCGGCTCGAATACCTGGGTCATCTACAACAATTCCGGAAGTCTCGGCGCATCGTCCAGCTTCACGTGGAATAACGGGACCGGAGTGCTTTCGATCACGGGTGGAATGAATGCGTCCGGAGCGATCCAGAGCAATGCGAGCGGGGCTAGTATTTGCTTCCAGGCAAACGGCGGCGTATGGGCCGTGGACGGAACCGGCAACTGTTCTGGCGGCGGGGAGGCGAACTTCAACGGCGGATACAAGGTAGGCGGGGTCCAGGTCATCACCCCCGGTGGCGGGGCAGATTTTCACATGCAAGGCGTAGCGGCTCGCGGATTCAATCCTCGGGATGCTAGCGCAATCCAGTGGTTTGGTCAGGATGTGACCATTCGGTTTAACTCCTCCACGCAAAAACTGACGTGGAATGGAGTCGATGTCAACGGCATCAAGTTCGTCGGCGGATCACTCGTAACTACGGCATAGAAACCATGAAAGAATCATCAGTTACTTTCCGGCAGCGGTTGGCGCTGACCGAAATGCTCAGGGGTCAGCGTGGGAACCTGGGCGAGTTGGACTCCTATCAGCGGGTGCTCTCTCAGGTTCGCGTGAGCGAAGTGGAGGGATCCAAGGTAAGTCTGATATCGGACGTGCGCAACGGGACCACGTTCTACTCCTGGGATCCCAACGCGGATGCTGCGGCGCTCGACAAGACGCTCTCGATTGAGAACGACGATGCGGCGCGGTTTGCGGCGGCTCTCAAGGTTTACCCCGGATGGGGCATGGATGATACCGCGTGGGTCAAGGCGCTAGTCGCCGGATTGGAATGAATACCTCGGCCATCCCCAAGGTAACGGAGCAGGAAGTTCTCGCGGCAGTCGCCCAGATCCGGGCCAGGGGATTCGACCCGAAAGAAGTAGGCAGGAGGGATATCTCCGGCATCCTGGGCATCACCGACCGGCGAGCGCGGACCATTCAGGACTGGATCCGCTTTCGCGTGAAAGAGGGGCCGGTACCAGTTCCAACCGCCCCAGTCATCCCCATCAGCCCGCTGGATGAGCACCGGCTGAAGCGTCAGAACGAAGACCTGAAGAAGCAGCTAAACGATGCGCTGAAGAAGGAAGTCCTCGACCAGGACTATCAGCGGTTCATCGCGGAAGTAGAGCGGCATCGCGGCACGCCGCAGCCCGGATGGGTACTTCAGCCGCGTTCCGGCAAACAGCATCAGGCCGTCCCGGTCGCGCACCTGTCGGACGCCCACTTCGATGAGATCATCGACCCCAAGCAGATCAACTGGGTGAACGCCTATAACCGGGAGATCGCGGAAGCCCGCCTGCAACGGTTCTTCGGGAAGACCATCGTCCTCTGCGATGAGTACCTGAAGGGCGTCCACTACCCCGGCATCGTCGTTCCGGTGAGCGGGGATATGTTCTCCGGCAACATCCACGACGAACTGAAGGAAACGAACGAAGACCTGTTGTGCTCGTCGTTCCGCTACTGGATTGATCCACTCTATAGCGGGTTCAAGATGCTGGCGGAGCGCTTTGGCCGGGTCTATGTCCCGTGGGTGGTAGGCAATCACCCGCGCAGCACCAAGAAGCCCCGCTCGAAAGGCCGCGTGCGGGATAACTTCGACTGGCTGCTAGGCGCGATGCTCCAGCGGGACTTCGCACGAGATGAAGACAACCGCGTGATATTCCATATCAGCGAGTCGGCAGACTTCAACTTCACGGTGCTGAATACGAGATATTTGCAGACACACGGGGATCAATTCAGGGGCGGTTCAGGGATAGCCGCTGAGTTGAGCCCGATGATGATTGGGGACGCCCGCAAGCGTCAACGCCAGCAGGCCGTGAAGCAGCCCTACGACGTGATGATTATGGGGCACTGGCATACCCGGATCTGCCTTCCGGCGATCAAGGTTAACGCCAGCTTGAAGGGATACGACGAGTACGCCGCGCTCATGAACTTCAAGTTCCAGCCCCCTAGCCAATCGTTCTGGCTGGATACGCCGGAACGCGGCATCACGTTCGAGGCTCCGATTCACGTAGCGGCGGAGAACGAAGGTTGGGAACAGAAGTCCGATATCGGACGGTTTTTCGGGTAGGGGAGAATGCACAGGGTAATCGGAATAGCAGGGCTGATGGGAAGCGGTAAAGACGCCGTAGCCAGCGCCCTGGTAGAACAGCACGGATACACGAGGATCGCGTTCGCGGACGCGCTCCGGAAAGAGGTGGAGGTGGGAGTCCGGACCAAGGACTACCCGGACGGGATGCCGCTGCACCTGTTCGAGATTCTTCTGGAGGCTCAGCCGGAGGACGTGTACGCCAAGCCCACTCCGGACGGGATGCGCCAGCTTCTCCAGTGGCATGGATGCTTTCGTAGGGAAGAAAATCAAGAACACTGGATTCATATCCTGGAGCAGCAAATAATGTCCCATCCGGACCAGTGCTTTGCCATTTCCGACGTGCGGTTTAAGAATGAGGCGGATTTTATCCATCGCATCGGGGGAGAAGTTTGGCTCGTCAAAAGGAATGGGGTTCATAGCAATGGGATTCCAGGACACATCAGCGAGAGGTTGGCCGGGATTATCCCCGATAAGGTCGTAGACAACAACGGGACGCTGGATGATCTGGCGTGCAAGGTGGACGAGTTATGTGGGAACGAAGGGGACAGGCTCTCGTCTATGGCGAGCTAGCCGTAGGCCCGCAGCCTCACGACGAGGTGCTAGCCAGCGTCTACTTGGAGATGAAGCGCACGGGCGTGCTCGATCTCGTGTTCTACGAGGGCGTGCCGGACCTGAAGTGGTTCCTCGATGAGATGCTGGTGCCCGGTCGCACCGTGGGATGCTGGCGCGTGAAGCCGAACGGCTCGGGTGATTGCCTCGGGATGGGGCTCATTAACAAGCGGGAAATAATGGGCAGGTACTCGAAGGCGGAGATCGGCTTTGCGTTCCTTCCGGGCCGCACCACGATCCACGAGAAGGTTAAGCTCGGACGCGGCATGATCCAGTACGTCTTCGATGAGTACGGCTTCGATTCGCTCTTCGGCACCACCCCGGTCGAGAACAAGGCCGCAGTCGCCTACTCGCGCCGCCTGGGATTCAAGATCCATGGTCCGGTGCCTGACTTTTGTATCTGGAAGGGTGAGCTATCTGGCGTGTATATCAGCCAGATGAGCCGTTAAGCCAGCGCTGAAAATCTGCCACCTGGATCAATATCTTACGGCGAGAAAATTTCCGCGCCTTGAGTGACCCACGCTTGATTTCCATGTCGATGAACCGGGTTGATACCCCCGCCATCTGAGCAGCCTCATCACGGGACAACGCCACACGAGGCAACTCGCTTCCGATAACCGCATCTAGCTCTTTATTCATCCTAGAACAAGAATACACCCCGATGTATCATCTGTCAAGATAGCCGACTTCGGGCGGAGCAATCCGCCCTCTTTTTGTGCTATTGCCCTTATTGTGGGATCGGTGTGAGGGCAAATGGGCGGCGGAAAATCTGACGCGGAGAAACAGCAAGAACAACTGACGCAGCAGAAGATGCAGCAGGACCAGCAGCTTTACGACTGGTCCAAGGCTCGCACCGACAAGATGGACGCCTTGATGTCCCCGGCGATCTCCTTCGCCCAGGCCATCGCATCGGGAGATCCGACCAAGACCATGCAGGCCGCTGCGGTTCCGCTCGGCAACATCGCATCCGGATTCAAGGCAACCAAGGAAAACATCTACGACACGATCCCGTCCGGAGCGGCTCGCGACTTTGCCCTGGCTGGCGCGGAGCGGGATAAGCAGTCGCAGACGGCGAGCACCCTGAACCAGTCGTTCTTGCAGTCGCTCAACACGCTGTTCAACGCGGGCGGACAACAGGGGCAGTTCGGGTTGCAGCAGTTGGGCGCAGGGCTGCGGGCCGGTGAGAGCGCGATGCAGGGTAACCAGTCGCTCATGCAGGCTGATGCGCAGCGCAAGGCCACGACGATGGGCTTCCTGGGTAGCTTGGCGGGCACTGCGGGCAAGGTGGGGACGGCGTTCATCCCCTAGAGAGGACGTAATGGCAAACGAAACCGATTTCTCTCAAGGACCGTTCTCGCAGGAGTTGACGACTCCGCTTTACCGTCCGCCACAGGTTCCGCTGAACGGATATTCCACTCCGGCAGCGAGCATCGCCAATATCGCTACGAACTTCCTCGCTGGTGCGTCCGAAGCCCGGATGCGCAAGGTGATGCAGCAGGAGAACCAGCGGGCGCTATCCATCAAGGCCCTTGGCAACCTGATGCAGATGTCCGACAAGATGGACCTGACTCCGGCAGCGCACGCGGAGTTCCTGCGAAACGTATCCAAGGAATACGCAACGCAAGTTGCTAACGCCGATACCGGAGGGAGGGGGCCGGAGCAGGGCGGCAACCCGCTCATGCACTTCATCAAGTCCGCCGCTGTCAACATCCTGGGCGGGCCGCAACAGATGACGAAGGCCAAGCCGCTTGACAGCGATACGCTACAGGGCTATTTCAATCAGCTTCATACGCTTCCGAAAGCATCGGATATCAACGCGCAGGCGTCCGACCTGTTCTACAAAGGACAGAAGGAGGTGCGGGATGCCAACGGTGCGTACGCTACCGAAGCGGACTACATCAATAACCCGAACATTTCCGGAGCGTTCCGGATGCTTCAGCAGCATGGTCTGGTGGAGCCCCTGACCCAGTTCAAGCTGGCTATCAGTAGTGCGCTCCAGACCCCCAAGACGCCGCAGGGCGTGGCGCAGTTGGGATACATCCGGGACATGATGAATCCCGGAGCGCAGGGCACCCCGACGCTTCCGGCTGGAGCGCCAGCCGCCCCGGAGGACATCACTCCGCCTGCCGCTGCGACTCCGGCGCAGGCCGCTCCCGCACAGCCCGCGACCACTCCATTTATTGGACCCCCGCGACCGGCTGATATTCCGGCTGGCGGTAACGTTCCCGCGTCGGCTGGCTCGGCACCCGCTCCAGTTGGAGCGCCGGTTAGCGCGGCTACTCCGGCAGCTACTCCGTACCGCAGGCTCTCGGATCAGGAGCAGAACATGATTGGCCTGTCGGGCGGATTCGGCAAGGAGCCGAAGAACTACTTCCGCAATGACGGCTCCGTGTTCAGCGGTGTGTCGGTGCATGATCCCATGGGGCGCTACCTGGGAGCATTCAACCCGAACACCAAAGAGATTATTCCCGGCGCTCCGGAAACCGGGCCGGTCCCGCAGAAGCCCGCGAACCGGCAGCACACGCCGGAAGATACGCAGAAGTTCGTAACCGACATGAATTCGGCCATTGACGCTTCCCCGGTAAACGGGAAGTTCAAGGACTCGATGAAGCGGTCGGTGGCCCTCTACGCTCGGGATGGAGACTTCGACGGCGCACGCCAGATGCAGTCGGAGATGCTCAGGGCCGTTCAAAGCGGGGACATTTCGGCGCAGAACCGCATCAACGTGTTCAACTACCAGCGGGCGCAGAACAGCCTTGGCGATCTTACCCCCAATCAACAGCGGATCTTCGGCCAGGAAAAGACTCGCTTCCAGGCTAACCCCGACGTGAAGGGTTACGAGCAGGCGATGCAGTTCTACGATCAGGCCAAGGCGGCATTCGACCGGGCAAGCACTCCGGGGAATAAGACGCCGGGTATTGACGACATCGAGTTGATGCGCCTCGCGGCCCGTATGACGCACCCGAATCAGGCTCTTCGCGAAGGCGAGTTCAAGAGCTTCGAGGACGCCCTGGGCTTCTTCAACCGCGTGGGCGTGAAGCTGGAGAAGGGTATCTGGGACGGCAGCAAGCTCACGCCGGACGCTCGCGAGAAGTTTAAGGAAATGGCGACCACTGGCATGGATCGGTGGGTGGGCGCCTATCAGCGGCAGTACGACGTGCTCAAGAACTCCATGAGCATCAATCGAATGCCCCCGGATGCCATCGATGCGATTGCCGCCGCCCCCGTCGTTGTTAGGAAGGCTGGCACGGAGCCTCCGGTTCCCAAGGGGATAGGCCCCAATAAGCAGTGGAGCCCTGTCCAGTAGGGTGACGCCATGGCGGACAAGCTAAAAAGCCTCTCCAGCGGGCGCGAATTCAGCCAGGACGAACTCTACGACGAGTTCCTGAAAGCGAACCCTAGCGCCAAGGGGCAGGTGTCCCCGGATGACGTGTGGCGGATGCACGCCGCCCTTCCGGATCAGTATCGGGTTGTTTCCGGCAACAGTTACCTCCATCAGCTAATTTCCAACATTCCTGGATCCGCCGCGAACTTTGTCAAGAGCCTGAATAGCATCTCCCCGACCAATTACAGCATCCCGGATGCCCTGATGAAGATCGGCCATGGGATGTACGTGAACTCGATGGTCCCGCAGGACATGCAGACCCCGGAGCAGGCGCAGGCGGCACAGGCGGCGGATGCGTTCAAGGAGGGAATCCGGTCGCGTTACGCGCACCCGCTGGAGACGCTGAAGAACGACCCGGTTGGAGCGCTGACCGACATCTCCTCGCTGCTTGGCGGAGGTGCCGCAGCGGCACGCGGGGCTGAGTCCCTTACGGGTGCGGCGAGCGTGGGTAAAGCTGCCGACATGATGGAGCGGGCATCCGCTTACACGAACCCGACCGTGCTAGCTACCAAGGTGCCGAAGGCGCTGGCGCAGAGGGCCGAATTGCCGCAATTCCTCTACAAGTCTACGTTGAGCGCTCTGGCCGACCAGACCTGGAAGGATCTGGATAGGATGACCGAATTCGGCCTGAAGGAAGGAGCCGTGTCCAGCAAGCCCGGATCCGAAAAACTTGGCGGGCAGATTGCCAAGGGAACGCAGTCGCTCGATGACGCCGCATTTGACGCCGAACAGGCGGGGAAGACTTTCGATCCGTACAAGGGCATCTCGGAGCTTGACCAGTCCATCGCAGACGTGACGGGCGCTAGCAATATCGGCAAGAAGAAGGGCGACAAGATCATCCCCTCATCGGCATTCCCGAAGGCGGAGGTAAAGTCCCTGGAGCAGCAAAAGCAGGAGTTTCTGGAAAGGTCCGGGGCTACGTTTGACGACAAGGGGAACATGGTTACCCCTCCAACCCTGCGCTCCCCAGTGGACGCCCGCTCGATCTGGCGCAAATCCAACGTCGAGTTGGGCAACTTGGTTCAGAATCAGGCGGCGGACCTTTCGGCCCGCTCCCTGGGGCTCAGGAACATCCGCCACGCCATCGTTAGCGAATTCGATAATTGGTTCCCCGGCTTGAAGGATGACCGGATGAAGGAAGCGATGCAGATCGACCTGAAGAACATGATCGACCAGCGCATCGCGGGAATTCCGTCCCTTCATGGCAACGTGTACTCCGTGTCGCACGCTATCGGGGCCGTGGGTCACCAGAAGCTATCTCCGATTGCAGCTACGACGCTAGCTCGGTGGGTGCTGACTCCTGGCATCCGCTCGGAGATCGCTATCGCGCTAGCCAAAAAGTACCCGGCTGTAGTGCGGACGTACGGGACTCCAGCATTCTGGGGTGCGGCTGTGACCGCTGGCACGCAGCAGAAAGAGCCGCCCGCTCCGCCATCCAAGCAGAGCGTCCAAGTTGATCCGAATAACTGGATGAGTCAGGTTCCCGAAGCTCACGAGTAGACATGGCCGACCAAGCAATCGATATCCTCCGGGGCGCGAACGCGACCGATGCGCAGCGAGATGCGGCCTACTCCGCATTCCAGTCCGCCAAGTCCTGGGATGATCTGAAATCCGGCCTGGATAAGTCTGGTATTCCGGTTGAAACGCGGGTCAAGATGGCTCGCGCCTGGGCTCCCACGGCTAAGCAGATCGGAGCGCCCAAGTACGGTACGGCACCGGCTCCACAGGTTCAGACCGCCGGACCTTCTTCTAATCAAATCAACGCTTTACCGCAATCTGATGGCAGCAAGACCGCCAGCGCGATTCCCGGCTATCCGAAGCCTCCGCAGCCTCCCGTTCCGGAGGAGCTAGCGCCGCAGTACGATCCATCGTTCAAACAGGATTACGGCATCATGTCCGGCCCCATGTCCGGCGTGTACGGCGTGGTGCGTGGCGTAGAGCGCATGGCAGAACCCTCGGCCAGGGAGAAGGCCGGTGGAGCGCACGAGGCAATCTCCGGTGCGTTTGAAGCCGGTACGCCGTTCATGGCCGCATCCGGCGTGACTTCCCCGGTGCATACCGCGAAGACGCTCGTAAAGGCCATTGGCGCTCAGACCGTGCTATCCGGTGCCCTGAAGCACGCTGGCGTTCCGGACGAGTACGCGGATCTTGCGGGCGACATTGCCGCGATGCTCGTTGGCGGGAAGGAAACCAAGGGCAAGAAGGGGAAGGCCAAGGAGGAGGCCCCTGCGCCGCCATCCACGCCGCCGCCCCCGGCTCCTCCAGCGGCCACGCCCGCCGCCGCGCCAGCCAACCCGACCGGCGTCAGCCTCACGGACCAGATCGTCAACCGGATTCGCAGCGGCCCAAAAGATTCGGTCATCAGCCTTCCGTCACTCCGCAAGGAGTTCAACGCCTCCAAGGAGGAGTTCGACAAGGCCGTCACGGATGCGGCGGATCGCGGCGACCTGTACCTCCAGACCCACGACCACGGCCCCGCGCTGCCGCCCGATCAGCAGGCCGAACTAGTCCACGATCCGAACGTCAAGGATGCCCACGGGCGACCGGCATACTACGTTGCAGCCATGCTGCGTGAGCCGGAGGCCGCTCCTGCGCCTGCTAGCGCGGCGGAAGCTCCCGCTCCGCCATCCCCCGCGTCCGCAGGGGAGCCGCCCCCTCCCGGCGTGCCGCCTGATCGCAAGCTCCGCTTGATGCGCGGCCAGCACGATGCCGTCACCGTCCACTTCCCGGATAAGAAGTCGAAGGCTGCGTACGTGGCAGCATCGAAGGCCCGCATTCAGACCAGCAACAATCCGCGACCGGGCGCTAGCTTTGAGCCGCTGAACCAGTTTGCGAAGGATCTCGCCGCCCAACACGGTATCTCCGAAGACGACGCTCGGAGCATCGTTAAGTCGTACTACGGCGAAGTGAACGCGGCCAAGAGCGAGTACCCGCCGCACTCGGACGAGGATCTGATCCACGAGCACCAGGGGATTGACGATTTCGTAAACGACTGGAATGAACTATCCCAGGAAAAGAAAACGCCAGAGCCCAACGTTCCGGCTCCGGCGCAAGTTGGTTCCAACGGCGCAGCCGCCGCTGGTGGTGAATCCACTAGCGATTCTATCCCGAAACAAGAGGCTAGTCAAGGCTCTTTTGAGGACAGGGCTCGCGCGAGATTTTCCGAATATCCGGACGACAGGTTGGAGAGGATTTCCAGGGAGGCGGACGAGCCTAGCCGCTCAGTCGCCAAGGAAGTTCTGGCGAAGCGGAAGGCCGGACCCGTTGCGGCGGAGCCGCCCGCTCCGAATAGCCAGGAATTGACTGAAGCGAACTTCCGGAACCTCAAGGCCGACCCAGACCGTGGAGAATTCGTTGAAATGCTCCCGGTTGAACGCCTCATCCCGTTGGCCGAATACGACCGGAGCACCGCCGAAAAATATCCAGGGCAGTTCCAGGAGGTCCGGGACGCCATTAGCCGGGAGGGGATCAAGTCCCCATTGATTATCAAGTATGATCCGGCCACCAACCGGGCCTACATCGGAGAGGGAAACACTCGGTTGGCCGCAGCCAGATCCCTGGGGATGACGCACTCCGCGCTATCCCGCGTGGGCGAGTTCGTGAAGGATGAGGATCTGACTGGAGACGGACCCATCGCGAAGGCGTACAATAACATCCGCCAGAAAGATCCCAAGATGCTGCCGGATGTAGCGGTCGAGGAGATTTTAACGTACTCCCTGACCGGGGATCATGCGAGAATTGGGCTTACGGAGCAGGAAGGGCGCGATGCGGTTCTCGCGATGGTGAAGCGGGCGGTAGAAAAGTTCGGAGAGAAGGGGGAAGGAGTTCTCAGGTATGCAAAACCAGGACAGCGGAAAGAAATCCTCGGACAACTCGGAAATCTGGGGGAAGGACGAAACGGCGCAGCGGTTCGAGCGCCTGATGAAGGCGTACAAAACGGGCGGGGAGCAGGCGTTCGACCGGGCCTTCAAGGACATTATCAGGAGCCACCAGAACCCGGACGAAGCGCCGGAGCCGCGCAGTAAGAAGGACTAGCGGCCCTTGGCCCGCTTGGGCAACTGCTTGTTACTCATGGTGCCCTTGTTGTCTTCCAGGATCTTCTCGGCCTTGGCCGCGCTCAGCCCAGGGGACTTTACCTTACCGCTGGCGACCGCGCCCATGAAATTCCGCTGTTTTTGCGACTTGATCGTGTTCGGCATGTTACTTTAACTCCTCCAGGTCGTGGAAGGCCCTGCGGACTTTTTCCCACTGACCGTAATCTAACCGCTGGTCGTCGTTCATGCTCATGATGAGCTTGTTGAGTTGCTTCAGGAACTCCCGGAAGCGGCGATACCACTCGTTCGGATCGCTAGCCATGCTAGTAGGTTGAACTAGTCCGGCCATACCGGCCACGAGTAATGTCGCGAGCTTCCTCCTTCCCATAGTCTATTGTATCACTTGTACATACATGATACGTGGGGTATGAATTCTGGTTGACGAATTTATCAAAATTCGATAATTTACAGTAGAGGTGAAAGGAACCGCCGACGTTTGGCGTCAGACAAAGGAGCATGTACTTGGAAGATCCCATCATCGCAAGAGCAACCCTGGACGGTTTACTCGCGCAGCGCAGGACCATGGAAGAGCAGCGCAAGAAGCTGGATGAGTATATCGCCACTTACTCAAACATTGTCGGATCGACCGGCACGCAGCAGACCGTTCACGGAATCCAAACCCTAGCAGACGTTCCCGACCTGCCGGAAGGCGAGAAGCGCAAGTCCGTGTCGTTGTCCCAGGAACAGCGCAACCGCATTGCCGCCGCTCAGCGCAAACGTTGGGCAAAGTACCACAAGGACAAGGCTGCGGCTGCGAAGAAGGCTGTCTAGTCCTTAAATTTCCCCAGGTGGGGTTCGATGTGGAGTAATCCATCAGCCGTGAACACTCGGATCCCATCTCCCATGTTGTAGATCCTCTCCACTTCATCCTTGGGGGCGCTATCGTTTCCCCAGTATCCCGAAATAGCCAGCAGGATCGCTTCCGTCCGCCGCAGGTGTAGCCGGTCGGTAGCGTGCTGAGTCCCATCCAGCTTGATCTTCCGGACCTCCTCGGCCAGCTTCCCCAGATCCCCGTCGCTGTCGGCAATGGCGCACAGGACCGATTCGATTACCTGATCGGCGGTCTGTTGCTGGATTTTGCGGATGTTAACGGCGGCGGTCTGCCGGTCCTGGGATTGGATCTGCCGCGCTAGGGCGTAGTAGGGGTCAGACATGGTTTTTGCCCAAGAATGGCAAAATACTGATCCGGGCCGCACATCAGGTTCAGTTCGATGGTCGCGGTGTCGATGACATTGAACCCGGTTTTCACCAGTAGCCACGTCCACCCCTCCAGCGTGTGGACGCTCTCGTGGTTCAGGTTCGACCAGTGCTGTGCGCTTGTTCCCGGAGCGGGAACCTCGATGTAGATGTATCCACTCGATGCGAGCAACTGGTGAGCTTGCCACAGCACGTAACGAGGGGCAGGGGAGTGCTCCAGGATGTGGCGGAAGCAGATCATCTTTACGAACCCCGCCGCAATATCCACGCGCTCAGGCAGATTGTGCATGTCACCTTGAATGCACACATGGCCGTTCGCTTGGCACGCTGCGACCTCGGATTCCAGATAGTTGACGCCGATGGTGTTCATGTACCCGTGATCGCGCAATGCGCTCTGGACTGCACCGATTCCTGCCCCTACGTCGATTATCATGGCGCTTTTGTGGGCGAACTCCACGCGCTCCAGGATCCAGTCCACCATCTTGTGGGAAAGCTCCGTATGGATAGGAGACGGCGGCTCCGGGTACGCCGTAGCGTTTACGCTGCGGAGGAAACTTCCGAAATCAAAGCCGTCTTGCATACGTCGTGAATGCTCCTTGCGCACTTATCCCAGGTGAACCGCTCCATGCTGTGAGAGTTGGCGCGACCATCCGGCATGGCATCATTCTTCCAGTGGCGATACGCTAGCTCCATCAGGTCAAGCGCGTGGTACATATTCGTCTCGCACCATCCCGCCGATACACTGGCGCTGTTGATGGACCACTTGTGCCCGTGCATCGGAAGATCCGCGTGACCGTGATCGTAGGTGTAAATGGCTGGCCGTCCGACCGCCAGATACTCCATGAGCACCATGTTCGTTCCGGCCTCGCAGCGGTTCGGGAAAAGTCCGATATCGGACTCCTCGTAGACACCGGCCATGTACTGGTGGCGAATTCCCGGCCACAGGGTTACCCGGTCTAGCGGTACGCCGTTCGCCTCAAGCGTTGCCGCGTACGTCTCGTGGCACGTGTCCATGGGCTTGTACTGGATCAGTTTGGACTGGTCGAGCGTACCTTGGTTTTTCAGCCACGGATGCTCCCAAGAGCAGGACAGATGCACCTCGGGATACTTGCGCATCATCTCCGCCATGACGCGAATGACGATATCCGTACCCTTGCGGTACTCGGCCTTGCCTCCAGAGAACACCACGAACTTATTAGACTTTTCCCGCTTCCGGTAGTAGAAGTACTCGTGGTCTACTCCCTGGATGAACGGGTAAGCGTTAACGCCCTTGCTACGCAGCCACTCGGCATTCCAGGTAGATCCAGCCAGCACCGCATCGTAGCGCTTGGCCTTTTCGATGTGGTGTATGGCTTCAGCGGTGTCCTCGATGAAGCACAGGCCCACGTTGCGCTTGCCCCACATATCCGGAAGTAACGGTTGAAATGTAGGCCCGGTGATCGCGTGCAGCGTGAGGTAGTCCGGGAGGATTTCCAGCTTGGATAACTCCCGGCTCAGGTAGTTGCCAAACACGCCCCACCCGTGCTTGGCCTGGGGATCAATCGGAAATGCCAACCGCATCGCTAACCCCCTTCCGCATCGCACGCTTCCCGCAGCGGGCGCAGATGCCGGTAATGCCGTCGCGCTCGTGCCGCTTCCAGACGCCCTTGCACCGGCCAGAGCGTGGGTCGAACTGGGGATGGCTGGACCGATTGCGGCGGGCAGTCTCGCGCTTGTAGAAGCGCCACTCGCTCCCACCCAACGTGAATCCGTCTGCGTTATTTCCGCCCTTGAGCTTCTGCCACAAGGTCGCCTGTTTCGGCGCTCGGCCTAGCTCGGCAATCAGCCTCTTGCGTGCTCGCTTGGCTTGCTTTCCGCTCATAAACTCTCCAGCCACTCCTTCGCCTTGGCTACAGGCCCGCTCCAGTCTCCCCACTTCTCCTGCCGGAACAGCCGCACGGACTGGTACCACGGCGTCGTATCGCCGGATGTTGACCAGCGCCAATCCGGATTGGGGGTAATCAGGATGGCCGTGGGAATCCCCATCGATCCGGCTAGGTGTGCTACCGCCGTATCGACCGTGACAACGGCACGAAGATTTATCATCCCCTTCATCAGGTCAAGAAGATCGCCCTTCGGAATAATCCGAAGTCCAGCCTGGGTAGCCTCCGCTTCCGCCCCGTGCTGTAACGACACGGACTTGAAAACATCCGATATCGGACGGAAGTCATCCAGCTTGGCCGACCGCCAGTGATCCTGCAAATGGCCGTGATTGCCCTTCCAGCAGATCCCGATGTCCCCATCCCTACATGGGATCGCAGGTCTCAGGACGAACGGATTAAGGCCCCGCTCTAGAAAAATGCGAAACAGGCTCATTACGGATACATGCAGATCGTGGGGATAATACGATCCGACCGTAGACACCGTGAATCCTGGGTAGAGTAGGCGCGTGAGCCTGACAAGCTCATCTTGAACGTACAGGACAATCTCGGATGGCTCCCACACAGTCCGTATCTGTTTTGCCAGCGGCAAGAACTGGATTGTGTCACCTAGCCCCTGTTCCGCGTAGATCGCCAGCCGCCTGCCTGCGATTTCCTCGCCGTTCCATATCGGCTTCCCGTTCGTTGGAAGCGGCCTATATAGCGCTAGCCGGAACTCGTAGTTGGCTAGGCCAGCGTCCCACTCGCCCAGGCGCATCTGGCACATTCCCAGGCACAGGCGTGCAAAAATATGGGATGGAAACAAGCTGGCACACGTCTGATATCCGACCTTCGCCCCTTCGTAGTCGCCAAGCATCTCGCGGATATAGGCCGTGTTCTGGTAGTACGACGGGTTCGTATCCGGATTCAGTTCGAGCGCCTTATCGTAGGCGTCCCGCGCTTCCTCGAACCGCCCCAGGCGCTCCAGCGCAAGACCTAGAACCTGCCACGCTTCCGGGTTAAAGGCGAACTCCTCTACCGCAGCATCCGCGTAGAACAGCGCCGACTCGAAAAACTTTTTCCCGACCAGAGCCTTGGCCTTGCCGATGTCGTGCTCGGGCCAATCCCGGCTCACGTTCTTGAAGCATTCCAGCGCCTCATCGTAGCTACCGGCTCGGTACGCTTCCGTCGCAAAGTTGTACCAATTTCCAGAATTCATGGTTTGTAAAAATGCCCGGTGGCCCCTATGTTGTAAACCTGCCACCGGGCGACAAGGAGGTTTTCTCTATTCCTAACTGGCAAGTCCAGAATACAGCGTATCTAGCCGCGCGTCAAGCGTTTTCTGATGACGAACCGTCGAAATTCGTCTCGTACCAGTCGATAAACGCCTCAAATTGGTCCGCCTTCTCGGGGGCTACATACACCAGATACCCCATCTCGCGGAGCATCTCCGCAAACGCCATCTGGGCTATTCTGCGGTCCTTCTGGGTCTGAGCCCTGGGGGACTTATCTTCCCTATAGAACACCTCGCAGACTCCAGGGTCGACCGCCCTCGTGCATAGATAGTCGGGGAATCCCATCGGGTAGAATCTGACCTTGTGGCCCGCTGGATGCTTTACCACATCTGCCGGGGTACGGTGTACTCGCCACCCCTTCTTGTCGAGGAACTTATTGATCGCTGCGGATACCTCGGATTCTTTGCTGAGGCTCATCGCCGCCTCCGATTATGTGGAGCGGTCGGCCTCACTGGTGCCGATAGCGCCGCCTCCGGGTCCATACCATGCGCTAGTCTGCTGAGGATGGTGCGGTAGTTTATCCCGGTGTCGTCCGCCCACTCGGCTACACACCTACTTTGCCCAAATGCGCAGACCACGCGATTGCCGCGAGTATTCCTTTTCTGCACGGAGTCGGTCGCCCAGCGGATGTTTCCGGGCTCATAGTTGCCGTTGTAGTCGATCCGGTCGATGCTGTGGGATTTAGACGGCCTCCGTCCGACGTGCTCAAGGAATGCGGGGAAATCGTGAACCCATGCGGGGTGCATGGTAATTCCGCGAGCACCGTAAAACCTGTAATTTCTAGCGTTAGGGTTGAAGCAGCGCTTCTTTATGTTCTGCCAGATGGTGTATTCGTTGGACTTTTTACCAGTCCTTGACTCACCATGCTTGGGGTGGGATGCTCTCAAGCAGCCGCACGATTCCGTGTTGCCGCTGCGTACATTTTCGAGACCGCATTCGATTACGCCGCCGCACTCGCATCCGCAGCGAACTCGCCTTTTGTTGCCTTCTCTAAATACGGCTAGTATTGTTAGCAGGCCGTGCTTCTTTCCGATCAGTTCGGACTCAGGTATTAGTCGCATCTCCTTTCCGTAGTTCCGTAACTAGTAAGTTCCAGGCGTTCCAGGCCGGTTCCATGATCTCGTGCGCCACGCGGATCGCGGGGCAGGGGTCGTAGCCATGGCGCTCAAGCAGGCCGACGATGCCGCCTAGCGACTGGTTCATAAGTTCGTGCGTCATGTCCTCGAACGTGATCGGAGGAGGGGTACCCTCTTCTTCCGCGAATATCTCCCACAGGCGCTTGCCCTTCATTTCCATGCCGCCTCCGCCGCCGCCTTCGCATTGTCTAGCTCTAGCTGCCAGCCGAAGCGGCGGGGTGGGCCGTACATCATCCAGCCCCACCCGCGCTCGTCGCCCTTCGTTTCCGGCGCGACCCTGCCGACGATCTGGTTGCGGTCGAACAGGATGTGAAGGCTCCGGTCGAACGTATCAGGACACCACTTGATCGTGGTCTTCATCGGGAACCGGTTCCTTCTCGTTGATGGCTATCGCCGCGTTCGCGAACATTATTGCGGTTTGAAGGTGGGTTATCGCTAGCGACTTCTCGCGGGACTCCGGGCAGAGCTTGGCGATGGTCCGCGCCAGTTCGCGAGCGGAAAAACGGATGCTGGTATACCGTCCGGGCTGGTCGCCGAAGGGCCGGTGGTACGTGAACAGGTTGTCGATATCTGCGTTGGTGAGAGGCATCAGAAGTACTCCTTTAAAGTCGATACGCCGCCAATTGCGCCGGTAGCCAGTTGACTGCCGTAAGAATTAGACAGGGCCATGTCCACCGGAACAACAGGGGAGCCGTCAGCCATGTGCCGGTGCTCGCGGAAGCTCTGCGCTGCGTTGTTGAACGCCTGATGCAGGCTATCGAGCGCGGCGATCTGGGTCTTTACCATATCCCGCATCCGCTCGAACTTCTGGTCGGCGTTCAGGTCCGCCCAGGCATAGGGAGCGCTAGCCCCAAGTCCTGGCGTCTGTGCTGCCGCTTCCTTGATGGCCGCTTCCCGTGCATCGGTTTGCGCGGCCTGATCTGCGGATGCTTGCGCGTGAACCTCGGCAATGACGGCTACGGCGATCCGCTGCACGTCATCTTCGGAAAGCGTAGCCACCAGCGGCGCTGCGCTTGGGGTTGTCGTTGTATCGCTCATAACAGAATGCTCCTTTTCTTCTGGTGCTGCTTGTCATGACAGGCTTGACAGACCGTCTCGATGTTTGTAGTCCGGTCGTCACGGCCCTTGCTGCGGTGGATCTTGTGGTGGTGCGACAGCATCCTACGACTGCCGCAGTACACGCACTTGCCGCCGTCGCGCTCGTCCACCTCGGCGCAACGGATTGCGTAGACCTTGTTCACTAGCAGCGTTAGCGCGATGCTAGGCTTGCGGTGCGTGGCTTCCGCTAGCTTCTGGTTGCCCTCGTTGAATGCGGCCCAGGTGCCTGCGCCTAGATCCCGGATGTCTAGGCCGGTCACCTTCCGGGCATTGTTGGCCGTCATGCTGATGCTGCCGCTTGCGGCTCCCACGACGACAAGCACTCGGCAATCATGTAGTCGATGATTTCCGCCCGTGACGTGGTGCCGTGGATCTTCTCGGCCCGCTTCATGAACTCATCCCACCGGACCTTTACCGACTTGGATACGTGCTCCATAATCAGGCCGTAATCGTAGTCGTCAGGGTCGGTGTTGGTGAGCCGTCCGATGTACTCCTTGAACGGCTTGACCTCCATCTCCTTCGCCGCCGCGAGAACCTTGTCTCGACACTTGGGGTTCTCGCCCACGGCTCGGGATGCGGTCTGCAAATTCGCGATACCGGCCTGGAAGTACTCCTCGATGGTCAGTTCAGGGAAAACCCTCATTACCCTGTACAGGGCGTATGCCTCGGATCTGCTGATTCCGAACATCTTCTCCATGCCGCGAGACATGAAGTCGTCCCAGTTCTTGTAACCCTTGGAGCGATATAGGTCCGGGTACTCTTCCAGCACGCCTAGTAAGCGGCCAACAATGGGCTTCAGGGTTTCCCGCGCCCTCCAGATGACCTCGGTCAGCTTCCCGCACGCCTCCATCGAGTTCCAGAGCTTCGACGGGTCTATGTCCTGGGGGATGACTAGCTCTACGCTAGCGTCAGCCCGAAGAAGCCCCTTCAGGAGTTCCGCTTCCGGCTGCGTGAATTGCTTGTCGAGAATTTCCCTAACGGAAACTAGATCGTTCATGAACCCCCGGCGCTAAGTCCGATCATCGGACGTGTGCCGATAAGTCCAGTATCGCTCTCGTCTAGCGAACTGTCAAGGGTTATTGTCGATGCCCAAGGGCCTGGAGCGCCCAGTTGTATCGCTTGCGTAGCCGTTTGCGCTCGTTTTCCTGGAGCGGTCGGGCCGGATCCAGGTTGTCGAGAATGTCCGCAATCTTCACCTTGGTCGCTAGCGCGTTACCGGAGACGCGCAGGATGAAATCCGTGTACACCTCATCCTCCCGCCGCGTGATGGCATCGAGTGCCTGGATGATCTTGTCGCCGTACCCGGCAAGCTCAATGTTGCGCAGGGTCACTTCGGTGTCCTCGATCACGTCATGCAGGACGCCGACGATCATAGCCTCCTCGTCCGGGTAGAGCTTCAGCATCACCCGCAACGGATGCAGGATGTACGGCTCCCCGGCTTTGTCTAGCTGGCCCAGGTGGGCGGCACTAGCGATGTCGATGGCGGATGCCACGAATGCTGGAAACTGGATCACGGCTGCTCCTCCAACTTCGCCCGCTGGATGTTCTGCGGATTGCTCCGCACATCGCATCGGGCCAACACATCGCGCAGGCCGCGCAAGGTCGCGATGTTCAAGGGGCCGACATGCTCGCCATCAAGAATTTGATTCAGCAGGAAGGCCCACCACCCGGCGTTATCACCCCTGATGAATACGCCGGGCCAGTCCGATCCAAACTGCATCGGCCCGGTCTCCGGGCGCTTGCTGTTGTCTTGTTCCATTTCGCTCACTTTCGAGTACAGCCCCCACAATTACCCACACGTTTCACACTTCTTCGCCATTCCAAACGTCACCATATGGCCCGTAAATCACTGATTTGTCGTTGGCATCCACCGCTTCTTCTGAGTCCAGGGCAGCAGGTCGAGGCCATGATCTTCAGTGTAATCATAATCTTGCAGTAAGCCTCAACACTTTTCACCTACTATTCAATTCATCCATGTACACGATTGGAGCCACGCCGGTTCCCTTGCAGTTCCCGCACATAACGGTGATGTTGTGGTTGTGGTGGCCTGCCGGACAGAGCGCTATCGTTCTTCCCGTTCCTGCGCACCACGAGCATCCTCCAGCATTCGAGCGGCAGATGGCTTCTAGCGTCCGCTCCTGCTGCCAGTTCCCCGTGTACCACCAGCGGATCAGGAACTTACGCATCGTCACTCTCCAGCATCTCGACCACGAATATAACGATACGCAGGCAGAGCGCGAACCCGCACATCACCCCGAACAAGAAGTCTGTCCAGCTATGCACGCCTGCCTCCCCAGATTGCTTCCCACCCGGTGCGATACGCCTCGTGCTTAGGATCCGCTCCCCGCATAAGCCGTTCTAGCGGAGAATTCTTGAGCGACCCGATCCGCTCAAACTCTGCCGACCGGCGCTCCATGTCCTTCGCCATCCCGCGCAGATCATCGGCCCATTTCTTGCGGTCGCTGTCCGGGTAGAAGCCGGTCTCGATGCACTCCGCTAGCAGCCGCAGCTTCTTGGGACTCATGGCTTCCCGCCGTGCAACTCGCGCTCGAACGCCTTCGCCGCCGCCTTCACGCTATCCGGAATCGACTGGATGTAGTAGCGGTTGGTCGTCGCCTGATCGGCGTGCCGTAGCTGCTTCTGCGCGTCTTTCGGCTTGGCGATCCGCGCAAAGTGCGTGGCGCATGTCCGCCGCAACACCTGATAGTTGACCCCGCTCGTGATCTGGTCCGGATGCCATTTCATGGGACGTAAGTCTATCCCTGCCCGTACGCCCGCTGGCTTCAGCGTACGCATCAGCCAATTGCGGGGACTAAGCGTGGTGCCGACCGATGTGGTGAACAGGAACTCTCTCGGGCTTCCTGGATTCATCGCCATGTACAGCTTCAATTCTTCCAGCAGCAACGCTGGCATGTGGATGTTATCGGCGGACGATAGCGTCTTCGTCTCCGGATGAATCTTCTGTTCATCGAACTCGTGCAGCGTTTCATCGATGCGAAGCTCGTCACTGCCCAGGATGTCATCCCGGCGCAGGGCGAACAGTTCTTCTGGCCTGAGCCCCAACTGGATGAGCATGTTCGCAATCAGGTGGTCGCGCTTCTCTAGTTGCGGCAACAGGGCGCGGCACTCCTCGATGGTCAGGAACCGGCTGGCTTTCTGCTGAATCGTTCGGTACACCAGCTTCCGCGCCGGGTTCTTTCCGATCAGATCCATATCAATCGCCATCTCGCAGATCGCACGCAGATGCGTGACGATTTTGTGCAACAGCGACTTTCCGGACCCTTTCGCCATATATCCGTTCAGGTGCTCCTGCAACTCAACCGGGTTCAGGTCCGATATCAGACGTTCGCCTAGCGGGTTGATGATGTGAAGCTCGATGGTGTTGGCCGACGTGCGGGACGAATGGGAACCCCAGATCGATCCACGCTTGAGCGCAATGTACTGCCGCGCTACGTCGCCTAGCTTTACCGGAGCGCCCCTCTTCACGTACTGCCCGCTCGATTCCGCGATCAGGATCCGCAGCGTCTTCTGGGCGTCAGCCCTGGTCAGCGGGCCGGTGTAGCCTAGCTCGACCTTGTACGATTCTGCAAGATCGCGGTCGATGCGCTTCTCGCGCCACTTGCGGCCCTGGTCGGTAGTGACGCTCCACTTGCCGACCCAGACGCCGGTCCTCAGCTTCTCGATGGTTCCTTCGCCGCTTCCGCGCACTCGTGGCAAATCATGCCGCCTTTCTAAAACGGAATCCAGTTGCTATCGCATTCCTTCGAGCAAAGGGATACGTAGCGGTCCTTCGGAAACCACATCAACTTGCCGCACTGGGCGCATCGCGTTACGACGTGACGGTGTAGCGTCAGGATCCAGATCAGTGCCATCTTAATCGGGAACAACCGGCTCTCCTGGGGTTGAATGAATCCGTCGTAGTACCATTCTCCACAGCGGCAGCATTGCGGCTCATATCCCGGGCTATCGCAGCCGAACAATTTGCAGTAGATGCGCTTCAGCCGCTTCATCATGCCGCCTTTCCGCCGCCCATCTTCTTGGAAATCCAAATCTCGATATCGATTCTACGGAATCGCAGGATCTTGCCGGTGCGCAAGCAGGGGATCGGGTTGGGGCGCAGCGCTCTGCCGTCCTCGCCCGCCGCGTGCTGCCGGACCCAGGCTTTCGATACCTTCAGGATCCGCGCTACTTCATCGACCGTCAGCAACTCTTCCACGTAGCTCCTTTTCCTTCGCCTGGACAATCGCCTGAATCGCCTCTATTGCATCCTCCAGCCATTCCGGACTGTATCCGCAACGCTGGCAACGCGGCGTCCCCGCTTGGCCCGCTCTGCGCACGAACAGACTATTCCCGTCATCGAGAACGGCAAGATCCATCTTGTGCCCTAAGTTCGAGCAGATGAACCAGCCCATCAGCTTCTTCTTCACGCAGCCCCCACTAGCGCTTCTAGCGCCTGAACGCTTTCCTCGCTCAGATCCGGAATCTCGCCGCCGTTCACCTCGTCGTGAAGTTCGCCGCACTTGGTACAGCGGTACTGGTCCTCGTCGCGGTATCCGGTATCTCGATCCATCGCTCCCGCCGATGCCACTACTTCGACAGGAGCCCAACAACACACGCTATACATATTTCATTTCCTTTGCTGGTGGGTCGGCCCCCAGGCCAACGTTCGCTAACCACCGCACATCTATTCGGAGGATGGTTCCGACCCCTTACCGATTGGCTGACCAGCGACTAGCGGTTGTCTCCGCTGCCGCCAAGAACCCCGCGCTCCTTGCGCGATGCCAGCTTGGCCGCGTTTTCCGCGCGAATCTCGTCCATGTCCCACCCGAATAAGTTGGCTAGCTCGTGGATGTAGTACTCCAGGTCGCCCACTTCCTTGCGGAGATCAGCCTCGCGCTGCGGGGTGATTTTGCCAAGGTCGTCGCGAATGATCTTCTTGATTTTGCCCTGGATCTCGCCAACTTCGCCCAGGCCCATCGCCACGTAGGATAGCTTCAGTAAAAACGCGATTCTAGAATGGGTTGCGAAGTTCGCAATTTCGTCGCACGCATCGCGGTAGATCGCCGTGCTCTCGACTTGTTTCTGATAGTTCGTCACTCGTATCCGGTCCTTTCGTTTTTGATGAGCCAGCGATCCGGTTGAACCGCTGGCGGTTTCTTCTTTGCAGTTTCGATTTCCGCAGATGGTTTTTGTTCGAGCGAAGCGAAATACGCTATCGCGTCTTCCACCTCCACGTGGCCGTATGGAGCAAGTACCTTGTTCCATCGGTCCACTATTCGCTTAACTTCGGATCTCGTCACCAATTCAATAAAGGCTCATTCTCCAAGCAGAGCCAGCATCCGGCGCTCTAATTCCGCCGATTGGAATTCCCTGGCAGCGGCCCAAACAGTGGCCCCGGCGTCCCCGGCGTCCCAAGCAGCGGTCCTGGCAGCGCCCCAGGCAGCGGCCCTGGCGTCCCAGGCAGCGCCCCAGGCGATGGCCCAGGCAGCGGCCAACTCCTCGGCTGTCGCCCTGGAGTTCGCGAATCGCTCGGCAACTTCAACCGCCCTCCTGCTGCGCTCATCGGTCAGCAAACTCCACACGGTCTTACCGTTGCTGATTGGCGTATTGCGGATGCACCAGCAAGCCCACAATCGCAACTCGCGCGATACATCGCGCATCGTGAGCACTTCGCGGTGACGGCATACGAGTTTGTCCGTATCCTCCGCGATGTCTCCCCAACAGCGTACGCGGCACAAGATCGGCCCCGGCGCATCACTAAGCGCGTCGTATACGCGCCTGCTCGCGTGCATTCCGTGCGAACACATCGCCAGTTCGCCCTTCGGTTCGCTGTACACGAATCCCGGCGCTACCTCCAGATTGCTCGCGCGGTAGCCAAGCCTCCGATTCTCTCGCACGAAGTGCCACGCCATTATCTTCTTGCCGATTTCCATAAAATAATCCGAAACGTCACTGAACAACACAAGAATAACATCGGTATAGCAGAACGTCAAGAGCTAATATCCTCGAACCGTACAAAATCACGGTTGAAGTGCAAGTCGCACTTTCCGGTCTGGCCGTCGCGATTCTTGCGCACCAGCATCTTCGTCTCGGAGGCATCGCCATCGGGCTTTCCGATATTGGGCCGGTGCAGCATGAGGATCATGTCGGAGTCGTACTCTAACTGTCCGCACTCGTAGAGATCCGACATCTGCGGCTCCCGGTCGGCCTTGACGCTCTCCCGGTTGATGGACGCGATCAGAACAATCGGTATCTCCAGGTCCACGGCTAGCTGCTTCATCTGGATCGATACTTCCGTCAACTCGACGCGCCGGTCCCTGAAATTGCCCTGCGCCTTCATCAACTGGAAGTAGTCGATGATGGCGATATCTAGCCCGCCAGGATGATTGCGAATCGCCGCCTTCAACTGCCGTACGCTGCGCCCGTACTGATCGGACACGTACAGCGGAAGCCCCATGATTCCCTCGGTAGCCTCCATGACGCGCTGCTTCTCGTCCTCGTCCATCAGATCCTTGATGATCCGGTACGACTGGACGCTGGCCGTATCGCAAATCATCCTGCGGTAGACGCCTTCCTTGGGCATCTCCAGGGTGAAGTATCCGGGCCTGCTCCCATTCCGTGCCGCGTGTAACGCGATCTGCCCCGCGCATACGCTCTTTCCCACCGATGGCCGCGCCGCGATGACGTTGATCGTTTTCCGCTTGAACCCTATGATGATCTCGTTCAGCTTGGCCCACGGGGTCGCGATGACCTTCTCCCCAAAGAACGGATTCAGGAGCTTCTGGTAACCGTTGACGCCCAGATCCGTGATGGTTTCTTCCAGGTTAAGTAGAACCCTGTCCGGCATCTGCTCGGTCGTGAGCGGGCCGATTAGCTCCTCGACCTTTCCCGCTAGCTCCTTGCTGCTAGTGGCGGACTTTGCTAGCGATGCGACTTCGTTCGCGGCCTTGGCTACGGTTCGCCGGAACGTGAACTCTTTTAGCTGCTTGCAGTACGACCGGACCTTCTTCGGGTCGCCGTCCGTCATCGCTGCGAGCCCGTCCAGGATCTCGCGCGGTACGGTCTTCGTGTTCCCGCTTGCCTCTAGCTGCGCCCAAACGGTTACTAGGTCCGGAGGTCCGATATCGGACGCGGCCTTCATGGCGCTGAAGATCAGCTTGTGTTGGCGCTCGGAGAAATCCTTGGTCTTGAGGAGTTCGTTCGCGTCATCGAACCGATCCGGATCCCGCAGGACGCAGGACAGAATCGTCTGCTCCAGGCTAGCGTTGTTCGCAGCGGGGCCGGAGACCGGAGGGCGGTAGGGTTCGGCGTTCTGGATCGCCCGCTCGATGTCTTCCTTCATCGCACCGGCCTTGATCCAGTCGGACGCATCCTTCCCCTTGGCCGGATAGACTAGCTTCACGCTAGCTGCGCGGGTGTAGACGGTCGAGATGATCTGCTTGACGTGTTCTTCGCCTGCCGGATCCTTGTCCGGCATGATGACCACGTGCTTACCAGCTAGCGCCTCGGTGTACTCGGCCTGCCACTTCTTCGCGCCCATCGGGGAAGTGGTGGCGACAAACCCCAAGCCGCGCAGGTTATCCGCGTCTTTCTCGCCCTCAACGACTACGACGGTTTCCGCCGCCACTACTTCTGGTAGGCGGTAAAGGACCGGCTTGATGGCACCCAGGCCGCTGATGTGCTTCCCAGGGTTGTCCGGGTCCGGTCGCCGCTGCTTGAACGTCTTTTCGCCGGGGTGTAGTTCGTCCTCATACCGGACCACCTGGAATAGGAGCGAGCCGTCCCGGTTCAGGTAGTCGTACGAACAGACGAACTTCCACTTGTGCTCTTTCTTGGCGGGCCGGTCGGAGTTGGCAATATCGCCGGTAAGTTCCCTGATCGCATTGAACGCCTCGATGCCCCTGCGCCCGGTGAACTTCTCCTCGAACGTAATGATGTTGCCTTCGCCGCATCCGGCGTGGCACGTCCACAGCCCCTTCTCGGCGTCGATGCTCAGGCTTTCCCGGTCGCCCTGGTGGATCGGGCACGGGCCGCGCAATTGCGACCCGTACTTCTTCAGTCCGGGGACGTTGGCCCCATAGTAGGCCCAGACCTGCTGCGGGGTGAAGTCGGACAAGCGTTAGCTTCCTTGCGCGTCGAGTGCCCGGAGAGCCGCTTCGCACTGCATACGGGGACCGGAAGAAAGCAGCGCGGCAAGGCAGGCGTGATCGCGCCCGCTCCGCTCGCCGTTCACGATCTGGGTTAGCTCCTCAAGCCACCGGGGGATCAAGTCCAGATCGACCAGCTTGCGGCGCATCCGGTCGGCATCGTTGCAGTCCCAGGAAAACGACGGCCAGATCAGATACCGCTTCACGTAATGGTCGATGTAGCCTCCAGGATTCCGGCGCTTGGCATCCGCTAGCCACTTGCTAGCGTCCGCCTCGGAGTCGAAGGTGATCGGCATCCCGCCGCCCTCGGATACGACGGTGAACTTGATCGCCGCCGAAAAGTCCAACCGCTCACCGATGAGCCGGTTGATCTCGGAATCGCTCAGCCGCGCGTAGTTCGTCGGCCTGATGTCCGTGTCGTAAGTCATCATCACATCCTCCCTTCCGCAACCCGCTTATCCTGTTCAGCGCTATCCAGGCGGCTGCGCTCCTGCCTTTTCCGCTGGACATCCTGCTCCACGTAGTCCAGATCGCGCAGAGCCTTGCGGAGCGTGGCCGGGGCCGGGAACTCTTCTTCCTTGCTCATGACGCGCTCGACCACCTCCTCTGCAACGCGCTGCGAGCTACAGGCATCGACTAGCGTTTGTGCTAAGTACTGCATGTTCGATTCGATCCGGTGTTCCGCAGGGAGTCGCTTCAGGCTTAAAAACGGCTGGATCAGGTTCCAGCAAAACATCACGTTCTCGTCGGTGTTTTCCATTACTATTCAACTCGCTTTCTTCTGCTGCTCCGCTTTCCTGCGGGCCATGGCCCGCTCGAACATGGCGTTAAAGTCGTAGGCGTCCGCCTTCGCCTTGGCCTTCAACTTGAAGTCGTACTTACCGTTCAGGACTTCTTCCCAGTTCATCCGCGAGGAATCCTTGGACGGCTTTATCAGCCATGACAGCCGGATGTAGCCAGCGCCGGGGTCCGCATCCCGCAGGGCCTTCGCCTTCGCGACCACTTCCGTGAACTGCGCGGCTAACTCGTCCGATATCGGACAAGGCAAGGCCGCATCATTCGGGAACGCCGTGTTCCACTCATCCGCGAATTTCTCGTTGGCGGATTTCGCGCTAGAACGCGCTAGGACGGGTTGAGGGGGTGCTACGGGTCCTGGAATCGGTTTTGATTCGCTGGCGCTCGCCCTGTCTTCAGGGGAGCGGTATTCTCGCGGAATCCAGGACGCCGGATCTTTCAGGAATCCCCGGATGGGAAATTTATGCGGCGTCTGCTTCTTTCCCCAGTCCGACGAGAAGTAACCGTCCAGCGCCGCCTTTACTTCTCCCTCCGGCATCGGAGTCCAGCGCAGGAGCACGTAATCCGAATCGGACTTGTTCAACTTCTTCGCACCCTTGCTGCGGTTCCACATCGGGATGAAGTCGCCGGAGCTAACCATCTCGGCTTCAGTGTATACCACCGCTTCATCA